GCAGAAGCGTTTGTTTGTCTTTCAATAATTCCAACATATGACGGGTTTGTTGTTGTAGTAGGAGTTGTGTTACCGTTATCTGTCTGTGTGTTTGTGCGTGTAGTAACAGTTTCATTGCTGATGAATGGTCCTTCAGCGTGGTAGTGATAATATGCATGAGGGTCGCGCAACGCTTGATTGCTTTTAATAGCCCAACGCGGTCTGTTGTATGGTTGTCTTACTGATACTCTGTAACCCCAACCGGCTTGTTTTTTAGTGCTTGATACACTAGCAATTGTTTCAGTCATAGTTTCAACATCAGCGTTTGTAACTGTTAGACCTTTTGCATCACTAACTTGTTTGATGTTAGGGTCATCCCACTTGTTTCTCCATCCCGGCGCAGCAGTTCCATAAGATGTCAATGAACTCATCTGCGCACCAAAGCGATGTCCTCCCGGCCAAAATGCTCCTAAGTTATACTTGCGAGTTTTACCGTCTGCACCTGCTTGGTTAGTGTAATTAGAATCGGGGTAAGTGTCGGTTAATCCGTCACCGGGACCTTCCCATGATTTCATACGGAACTTGAATGGGCCATCACTCATAACATAACTAAACTCATGATAGTGTATCATTTCATAATGTTCGGGTGCATGATTATACGGTTTCAAATCTGCTGCTGCGTCACCTTTGTTGGTTCTGCTATCAGAGAACCAAGTCATCGGGCGACCGAGATTGTAATGCCACATACAAAGATAAGCGTCCGGTAAGTGTAAAGAATTAGTATCGCGCGTACCGGACAACAACTGTGGTAAGTTTCGAGTAGCAACACTTGCTTCTGAGTTAGCGTATATTTCTGATGATGACATTGTGTTATACTTTGTTTTGACACGAAGTGTGTCATTAGCGGTAGCCGCTGCGGTAGCAGCAGAAGACCACCCACTTGTTACTGCGGTTACACCGTCGAATACAACCGGCCCGTCTGCACCAACACCACTGATATAGCCTCTATCGGTATATGTTGCCGTTTGTTCAATACCGTCTTCATCAATCAAAACAAGTTGTTGGTCGTAATATTTAGCACCAACAAGCGGGAATAATGTATTGTTGCGCACATACAGTTTACTGTTTCCACTATCCCAATGTTCAACAATCGCAGTAGGTTCTAGTGATACTAAATACTCAGTGTAAACATCAAGGTAGTGAGATGGGTAACCAAGCATAGTAGTTTGTACTCCTACCGCACCAAGTGTTGAACGACAGAACATGTAGTAGTCATCGGGATGATATATTTCTGTGCCTTTCCACGGAGCAGTAACCGCGTTGAATATACTAGAAGATGCGAAAGCGGTACTCCACCACGGCACAGTAACAGTGTGACCCGGAGTTGAACGATGGAACATATTCGGGTGGTACGGCATACTGCGACGCGTAAATGCACCGGATGATGAAGCGTTGACACCAAACGGGTTGTTTAACCCTAACATTGGAATGTTAGTAAATTGTTCTCGCGTTGATGGGTCTAGGTCAAGAATAATCTCATTGATGTATATTTCACAACCGCGCACATCAGCCATAGTTGCTTCTGATAGTATGAGGTCACCTGCTTGTAGTGCAACTACCGTAGCAAAGATTTGGTCGGTGAGAGTTTGTTTAGTAGTATTAGTTCCACTTGGGTCTTCCGGTGCATCAGTTGAAGTAAATACTGTGTTTGCATTGTTACCCATGAATTGCTTACTGAACAGGTTTGGTTGTATAACAATCTGATATGCACCAACTTCCGCAGGGTCGGGGAAGTGCCATTGTGTGTTGTAGTTAGTACCACTTTCAAGTTGAATGCGATGCCCTCCCGCAGCATTACAAGACGCGCTATCATCTGCTATACCGTAGCCGTCAAATCGCAATTTGGTTTCTGTAAGAAGTGTGAAACCATCACCATGAATATCACTTGGTGGGTTAGGCGCGGTAGGGCCGGAGAACCAAAGAAGAGGATTTGGAATAGTCTTTTCTGTATCGTAATCAGTAGCACCATGACATGAACGGGAGACATCGTATATCTGCTGATATTGAGGGTGAGCAAGATGACCCGGTAGCGTAGCCATAGTTGGCATAACATAGTGGTGACCCATACGCGGTAGTGGCATTGGTGTAAGTTTGTTAGCCGCGCGAACTTCAATCGCTGGACTCTTACTATTGTTAGCACCAACCCAATCTGTGTGAGGTTTGTCCGGGCTGTTACCGCTTACTTCTGCGTGGTCGCGCAATCGGCGTGCAGCAAACTGCCTTGTTGAACCAGCGGGGATATAGAACGACGGTTTGATACTGTCACCAGCAGACCATTTGAAATCCGGTGCAAACACAACTTCTGTGAAATTACTTCCACTTACATCCTTGAAAGAAGCAATCGTACCGTTGATTGACAAGAAGTATCGTCCGTCCGGTGTCGGGTCTTGTTTCCAAATATCAGCAGTAATGGCTGTGTTAGCGGTGATAGTGTTAGTACCAACAGACGCAACCGTAAGTTGGTTAAGCGTCATAGTGTTGCCAATAATTCGTAATGGTTCACGCTCGGTGTGTGTGTAACCCATCTTGGTTATATGGAAATACAATGCGCGGTCATGTGGTTCATATGATGTTTCTAGTATGTTCCTTGATTGCAGACTGTTATTACTATCGGGGAAATTATTTGGATTCTGATTGATATGTTCGTAACCTTCTTGTTCCCAATACGGTTCTGTCTTAGGTCTATCAGCACTAGACTCAAACGCGGTAGCAACATTGCTAACAGGTTGACTAGGGTGTTGTAAACCACCACTACCTAATGTTTCGTGCTGATATGCTTGTAACCTGTCAAAACCTGCGCGTACAAGTATGTTACCGGGTATTTCATCGTGATTTGGTAACTGTATTTTCATGTTAGGTGATACACCGGAACCTGCTAACGCAGGTGCAAGACCTTCATTTTCTCGGTCATGCACAAGTTCATAGTCGCGTATAATTACACCAAGCGGTGACCCGCCTTCTATGACATGTTCTTGACCTGTATCATCGACAACCATCATCTCTTTGAATTGCAACTCTTCGTTAGGTATAATCAAAGCGTTTCGTATTTCGTATGGATGTTCTTCTGCTAACGCAGGGTGCGCTAATTCTTGCGCTTGAATAATTGGGAACATAGCCGCGTTAGTTGTTTCAAATGAAAATCGAACATTACCGTATATTGTTTCTCCAAACCTAATGTATTCACTACCAACCTTGTGTACTTGCCACGGTATAGAACCAAGTCCACGCGCGTTTTGAGCAGGTAGTGTAAGGTTTCCACCACTCATTCTCTTCCAAACAACATGCTCAGTAAAGAAGTTGCGTGCTGCGTTTCTTGTTTTCCAATAACTGTATATTCCATCTCTATGTGCTGAATATGAACTATACCCTACATTTTCAAAAGTATGACTTTCTGAATCAAACATAGCGTCGTTTGGATAGAGAGGTTTGTTTTTGTTTTGGGTTTTATCGTAAAACAAATCGCCGGTTGGGAATAAGCAAGTTTCCATTTGCGCAACACTTGTTGATGCTGCGTGAGTCCACAATCTAGTATTAGCATCATCATCGGTAGGAGTTGTTATTGTTGTATCAAACATTGCTTCAACATGTGGACCAGCGTTTGACTCCGCATTGTAACGGTCATTGTTGAATCTTTCATTGTGATACGCGGTAACAGTACCACCTTGTGCAGTTCCAGCACCACTACTCCATTTGAGAGATAGCATATCACCACACGCCTGTTGTCCGTTTCGCGTTGCTTTTGCTATGATTGGTAAATCACCTTCGTAAGATATGACTACAAAGTGACGCTGATGTAATCCTATTGCGTCGTGTGTGGTCGTTTTTGGAATCCATTCGGCTTCTCCACCATCGGGGTTAGAGTTTTCTTTGAGAACCCATTCAATAGATTTAGGGTTATGACACGAAGTTGCTGCCCCGTATGGTGTAAATCCTAACATCGGATGCCACGGTCCAAGACCTGCTGCTACTTTGTTACTATCAACTGTTAGACTGTTTAGATAAGAATATCTTTCACCATGCCAACCAACTGCTCCAACCGCGCGTGTTCTATCTATTGCATCAACTACACCGCTAAAGTGAACTTGTGTGGTCGCGAAATGGTCGAATGGTCCATTAGACATTTGAGTTGTACTTCCTCTCACTATTGCTGATGTTGAACGCGTACTATCGGTTGCGTTTTGGAATCCGTTATCCCATCTTAGATTACCTGCTTTAGACCAAACAAACACTTTGTGACCGCTTCCTGTTACTGCGCTTCTTTGTGCGTTAGTTGTAGCATCTTCTAACATAGTAGTTCCTGTTGAGAAATTAGCACCAAGTATGAAACTTCTTCCGACTGCGCTGATTGACGATTTTTTGAAATCGTAATGTGAATAATAACCGTATAATGATTCAGTGCCGTTACTTACTCTAAGCCAACCATTTTCCGGCAATGTTAATGGCAAATCAGTTCCTATCGAAACAATACCGTTTGTGGAATCATACGCGGTAAGCAGACCCATGTCTATCCAACCGTAACGGTCTTGTCTTTGCGCGTCTTGGAACGACGGTAAAAATGAACCACCGAGAGCCTTTAGGTTAGAACGACCCGGCCATGTATTAATTGCAGAAGCAATGACTGCACCTAACTCTTCGCTATTTTGACAACGGGTTGCGTCTATCAAAAACACATCATCGGGTACTGCTGCGTCTAAGTCATGGTCGTAATCTGTAAGAACCTGCGAACCAACGCGGAACATAGTTGCGTTTAGACCAAGCCTGTCAATGTAACTAACAGTGGCGTTAGTAGCATCAATTAATCTAGCAGTTACAGGGTGTGGTGGGTTTTTTCGTACACTGTTATCAAACCAAGAACCACCAGCAGTATATCCTCCGTCAAGATGGAAAATCAATTTGTCTAGTGAAAAATCAGTTATCGCTGAAGAGAATCTTGCGGCTGCATTATAGAATGAAAATGGATGCGCGTAACTGTTAGCATTGTCTTTACTTGCACTATTGTAGTGCCAATAATGACTAGACACATACCTTGCTTCAACTGAAGAAGTTTGGTTGAACTCTGTGTTAGGAGAACCATAAGATGGTTCCCAATGTCTAAACGCGTTGTACGGGAATGTATTTCTCGCGCCGTAACCGTCAGTTGGTGGTAAAAACTGATTAGCACCGCTAACCAATTCACCATTGCTTAATTCGTTGGGTAGGAAATAACCCGATTCATTTCCTTGATTGTATGTACTTCCTGTTGCGCCATCTTGAGAACAGTATTTTTTCCAAGCAGCGGTCCACTTAGCAGAAGGTTCTGTCGAAGCAGTTACTAATCCACTTTCACCACTCCAATGCTTAGGAACTGCTTGACCCGGACCAAAGATAACATACGCGACACTGTTTTCTGAATCAGTGTATCTAGCGTATGGGTGAGCAAAACGGAGAATTACAGGTATCGGTTTAGCAGTTTTAACATTGGTGTATGTAGCATTCGGTATGTTTTGATTATCTTGGTTACCATCAAGGTCGGGGTTCAGTATAGCATCTTGATTTGCAAATGGTGGTGTTGCTTCTCCACGATGTTGATTGCAAAGTATAGTAGCAGGGAACATAGCAAACAATGCAGTAGTGTCAAGAAGCGCGTATGCTCCCATCTTTTCACCAACATCTTGCAACCCCGCACTTCCTGTCGGCCCTTTCGCGTAAGGATGTTTGTTGTGAGTTGAATAATCAACGCGCGAACCGTCATTAATATCCATAACTACACCACTGAAACCACCACCAAAGTAAAGCGGTACATGATGGTCTATACTATCTTGCGCGCCTCTAAAATATAGAATCGGGTTTCCTTTGTGGTTACCGGCTAAACGAATACCTTGAATGTCATTTTCAAACTTAAATGGTTGCATTATAACTTCGGTGGCAAGAATGTCTTTGAAATCACCCTTGCTGTCGTCGTGATGCCAAGCAACTAATCTTTCTCCTTTGTTAGTTGGGTTCGTTATTGGTGTTAATGCCGCGCAATACAAGTATGTATCTTCATTAATATCCATCTTTTTGAACTCACTCCACGAACCGTCAATAGCACCATTGAACTCAGTTGCCACCGTTTCTTGGTTAAGGTTGGTTCCTCCGCTAATATGTTGTAACTGCCACGCGTGTTGACGACCAAGAATAGCAAAGTGATGTGGGTCATATACTTGAACTTGATAAGTAGTGTATTCAGTACCACTAGGGTAAGCAGAACCTCCTGTTTGTGATGGAATGCGATGTGTATGAGATTCAATAGCAGGTGTTATATGGTCGCCTTCATATCTTGTGTATAATTCTCCGCGAAGATGTTGTTGCCAATTATCAAGATTGACTACATTATTTGCTTGGTTGATTAGAACAGGTGTTGCGGTGTTAGCATTAGCACCTCTATACTTAGTTGATATGTTTAGTAGCGTGTATGGTAAATATCCAGCGTCTATGTTCAACCCGTCTAATTCTTGGAATGCGCCTTGTCTTCCACCGAATTGACCTCCACTACCCACGGTAGGGGTATCAACATCTGTGGCTTCGGCGGTGCTTGCTTGTAATCCCCAATCGCGACTTAAAGATACATCAAACAAATCTTTCAACGGAATAACTTCTTTTTTCGTGTTAAATGTAGTTATCTTAACCGCAGTAGCAGCATTATCACCAAGTATTTCACCGTATGTTCTTCCGTCCGGTGCGCGCATATTGCTACAATCAAAGTATTGGTCTTCTTCGTTAGGGTCAATAGTAAACGCGTATGCAGTAGCAGCAGCAATTAACTCGTCTGTTACTATGGTTGTTTGATTTAAGTGTGGGCTAATAATCACAGGAGCGTTTTGATTGCTAACACTTGTTGGACCCATATATGCCGCACCAACAAACCAATTATCCATATCATCAGCATCTATACCTTCCAAACCAAAGAACTTTTGTTGACCTGTTCGACCAACCGCGGTTCGCCAAGTGTAACTAAAGACAACTCCGACATCACCATATTGATTGTGTGCGTTTGGAATCGCTAACCATATCAAACCATTAGTTTTAGGGAAACCCATCCAACCTAGAACATCATCAACATCCGGTACATCGTGCCATATTCCGTTGTTGTAATAACCAACACCCGAACCATTATCAAGAATCAAAGTGTTAGGATTATTATATGTGCTGCCTGTTTTTGCGGTAGTGTCTGTATCAATTGTTACTGCGTAACCAACATTTGGTGTATGAACACCTCTCCATGTGTTACCCTTCCATTCATTGTTTTCGTCTGAACCTGTGTAATAGAAAGGTGTACCCGCGGGTCCTTGACCCCACATGTTTGCACCAATCGTAAACCCACCTTGTGCTATATCTCTATCATCGAAATGAATCATAATCTCTTCATCAATAGTCTTAGGCATGACAGAGTTTTTGTGCGAAAAAGACTCCCCTGCGCGTCTATACACATATCTAATGATGTGTGACTTGCCTCGATGGTCCACCATTTTTAATCCATACAATGTTTGAGTGCCTACTGCACCATCATCAACTTCTGAAGAAGGAACATAAGGGTGGTATTTGTTGTAATAATCATCACTAGCACTAAGATTCCCACCGTATATTGAATGAAACCTTCCTTTACTTTTACCTTCTTCGCCAAAGCCCCACTTACCAGCATCCGGCGCGAATCCCGGTACACCAGCAGCAACAATACCACCAAAGTTTATTCTTGCTCTAGCGCGAGTTCCTTTCTGTAAACCTTCTCTGATAGTGAACTTCTGTCCTCCGTCTTCAAATGATTCCATAGCACCTGTGTTAGAGTTGCGACCTGTTGTTGCGCCACTGTTTGGTGAATCTTCACCGTCTATTGTTGTGTTAAAATTACTCGCGTGACCTAAATGCATGTTGGTAAAGAACTCATCACTTGCTTCATCTAATGCTACATATTCGCGCAAAGTAGTAATTGGCGCAAACGGTTTTCCGTTTTTGTCGATTGGCATAGGAGCCGGATGCATGTTTTCTCCGGTTATTTCGGGTGGTGCGCAAAAGAAGTTGCGGAACCTTCCACCATGCCCTATCAAAAATTGAGGCTTGTATTCAGCCTGTCCTTTGCTATTATCAAGCCATACACAGAAGTTTCGACCTGTTGCGCCCGGTACTGTACTATGAATAATTATACTAAACCCTTCATTGCCTTCTGAATCTTCAACAACCCTACCGATGTGTGCGCGAACATATCCCATGTGAGAACCACGGTCGAATGAAGTAAATGCGTCATCCATCCAAAATGATGCAGGGTCATGTGTTGAACCTGTTACCGCAAAGTCTGCGTGAAGATGAGCAGCGGTGGCATCAGTGGGTTCTTCTGTGTCTGCGCCTCCTGTTGAAACTGCGCGTCTGTTAATATCAAATCTTTCACCTTCACCTGCGTATTGGTCTGAAGGTCTGCGTTGACTACTACGACCGTTTAACGCGCCACCTTGATTGATAATTCGTACTACTTCTTTAGCCGCTGCTTGGATGTCGGTGACACCTTCACGCAATCCGATTTCACCCATGTCTATTGTTAATCTTCTTACGAAATCCATGTCAGTCCAATGCGGTAAGTGTTGTAACTGTGGTTCATTAGTATAGGATGATAAATCGTTGTTAGTTGCACGCTTACCTTTCAGACAAAGGAATGCTGATATAACGCGTGTTCCATCGGGTGTATCAAAGAATGTAGCGTTGAATTGATGCGCGCCAAATGTGCCGTCAATTACTTTTTCTGATTCTGCGTTAGGCATGGTTTCAGCGTGTCTGATTGCTGCGGCTGATGAAGACACTGTTGATTGTGATACGCGACCTTGACCGAATTGGTCGGTTTCCTCGCCAAACTTAATGTAATGTTCAATCTGTCTGCCCTTTCTATTGTATTTGCTTGTCGCTACACCACTTGTAGTCAAGAAACTTTCATCCATCAAATACCATGCCTTGTGAGCATACGCGCCTTCAATGAATTGTGACTTACCTTCACTGTCTATAATGTTGTAATTCACGCCTCCGATTGCTTGAGTGGTTTCTCCTATCGTTGTTGCTTTATCCTTGCGTTGAGTTTTGAAACCTGCTGCTACATCAAGACCGTTGATAGTTGGCGTAGTCGCGCTAGTTTGAACTTGCATGTGTAAATCGTGGAATGCGATAAACTCTCTATCATGTGCGACATCGTATAACAATACGCGAGCATGTGTTTCGGTGCTAAGATAAGGGTCAAGATAAGCAACAACAGGCGCGGATGTAGTGTGTCCGAGTTCGGTCCAATTCAATTCGATTGTTTTATTGAGATGTTGCACAAAGTTTCGTGCGGTTTCAAGACAAGTGTCGCCTATCAAGAAGTTTTCAAGAGGTAGTGTATCTCTAGCCTCGTTACCTAATTCTCCCTTGCCGCCATTGAAACCTTTCCAAACTTCATATTCGTTTAACACACCGCGTGATTTTCCGAACAACCCTTCTATTGCATGAGGGTTAGTGTAGTGCATATTCATCCAAATAGTGTCACCATAACGCAAACCACCCGGACAGTAAGGGTTGTTCCATGTTGCGTTTGCTATACCATCTTCAAGTTTGAGTGGTAGTGTTGTCGCGACTTTTGAATAAATACCGAGAACTGTAAGACGCGCACCCACACTCAATGATGGAGCAGTTGAGTCAAGTATTGGGTGTGCCACTATTACAAACCGATTACCACCTGTGTAAGTGATTGAGTATTTTCGACCCGTTGCTTCATTTATTGCAGCAAACTCATAATTAGTTGGTAAATGACCCTTCGGTAAATCACCCTTGAAGAAGAATCGTTGACCTGTTCCACTGTAAGTGGGGTCAACAAGAATTAATTCAAGAACTGCATTTTTTGATTTGATTCTCGGTAAGTGTGGGTTAGCAGTTGGTCCAGCCTTAAACTCAACCGCGCTAACATATTGTCGCAAACCGTAATCAAGATTGCCACCTTGTGTCATTACGCTACCACGGTCATAGTAAAACGGGCGACGATATTCTTGGGCCGCGGTAGGATAATCAATGTCGCTTGCTAATGGAAAACCTGTTCTATCCGGCATTGGAGAGATTGTAAACTTACCACCGAGAGAGGCAAAAAAGTTCTCGCTATAATGAGTATCAGTTGTGCTTAAATCAATATAAGTCCCACCAGCGTATGAGTAATAACACCATTCACCATTGCCTAGAATTATTCTTCTAGCCCTTTGTGCTATCACACCTTTTACAGCACCCGCTGAAGTAGTAAACTCAGATTCGGGTAAACATCTTTTCAAGACCGCATCGGGTTCATTTACATACAATCTAGCGTTAGTACCTTGTCTATCAAATCTTTTGACCGAAAAAGTAATTGTGTCGTTGTTGGTTAAACTGTATTGATATTGACCGAATGCTTCGTAATCTTTAGCAGGTAAGTTTGGTGCGCGGCGACCAACAGGAGAAGGGTTCCATGCTTGCGCGGTTAGTGTAGCATCAAGGTGTAGTTTCATACTATTATCGGGGCCGGGGAATACTCCTTTTTCGCGGTCTTCAAAAAATTGTTGAGGGAAAAGTGGTATTTCAACAAGCGCGCGTGTGCTTGCATATTGTGTGCCTAATTGATAATCGTGCTGAACTGAACTGATTGATTGGAATAGCCTATCGTTAACGGTGGTTCCATCGTCACATATAGATGAAGAGTCAAACTCGTCATCTAATAATAATACATCTCCTTCTTCAAGTCTGCTATCTGTAACCCAAGTCGAGAATGCGCCAGCAAATGAACCACCCACTTTGTAATTAGGTGAATTACCACCACTTGCGTTAGGGAAAGTAAATTGAGTGCCGCTTCTGCTTGTATATTTAGCACTAGAACCGTTTGTCAAATACACGGTTCCTGTTGCGGGGAAACAATATGCACCCCATGAACTAAGACCATCACCTTGATTGTTTAACGGTTGAACAGTGATAGTTCTATTCGTCGTATCAATTTCTTTAACTTCGACTGCGCAAGCGTGTCGCGTATTCCAACCAACGCGTGACAACGGTGAAGGGTCCCACGATGGTTTTGTGTTGACTGCGCCTTGACCCGGACCACCAAGTGTTACAGATACAACAGGTGCGCCGGGTTGTATCTCTTTTACAATGTGTGAATCGCGACTACCGTCACCACTGTATGAAACAGTTTGGTCTGCAACATCACTCATCAAACCTTTACCTTCCATTACGACATAACGGCCCGCGCCTGTATCATTTATCTGCATAGATTTGATGCGAACATTTGATTGAATGTATTCGATGGTGAAATGTGTTGGGTCGCTAGAATCAACACTGAAAGGTGTGACTCTTGACAATTGCATTGTTCTTTCGCGCTTGCTTGGTTGAACTATGAATATGTATGAATCACCATCTTTGTCATTATCAATAATGTCAAACATTTCAAACGCACCACCTTTCTGTGATGCGAATTGAGCAGACTCTTGGTAGTATTTTGGTGCTTCATTTACAGGTGGGTCGCTTTGACTTCTCTCAGCGGGTTGTAAATGCAATTTGTGATAAGACGAGGGGTGAACAGTAGTGCCAACTCCTTGCGGTGGTTTGTTAGGTTCATCACCTGTGTTGCGTGGTGAATAATTGGACGGTATCAAAGATTCATCTAAATCTTCTTCGTACTCGATTCCACCTGTGTTGTCACCTACTAGATGGTGTGGTTTTAATGCTACATTCGCGTTTCCTATATCTTCGGGGCTAACAACAATTACACCACCGGGTGCGTGTATTGTCGCGTTAGCACCAACAGCATCAGCGATGTGCGCGGCTACACGCTTACCGTCTAACAAACAACCACCGTCCGGTACGGTCTTTGTAATGAGAAGTGCCGGGTTTGATAATCCCATTTTCCCTCCTGTTAGGTCAACTGCGTTGTAGTGGACCTCAACATAACCAGCGGTCAAACCCGACACTTCAAGAATAGCAACACGCGACTCGGTTTCCGGTGTCAAGTGTTTTTTGTATTGTGAATCAGATGTTGAACTAACACCAACTCCACCACCCTTCAACAAGAAGGGTTGAATGTCATCAACGGATATAGCAATAACACCATCACGGTGAGCATCGTGTGACGCAAGACCGTTGCGCACTAAACCGTTTGTTGTAGCAGATGTTGTAACCTTTTTTATTTTCGCGTCGATGGTAGTATGAGTGATTGCGACTTTACTATTGATTGGTAGCATATCTTTCAAACCAAGATAACTTCCTGCGAATGTTACAAGCGCGTCATCAGAAACACCATCAATGGTTCTAGTAACTTCTTGCTCATGTATTGGCGGTAACATCCTTAGATATGGATGACCTTCTTTGTGACTGTAAAAATGCCTACCTGTGTGACCCGATTTGAAACGGTCTGCAATAGTCCAACTAGCAGGGTCAAAGTTGTTTGAATTGACAGACATGCTGCGCGAATACATAAAGCCGTGAAACTCATTCGGGCTTTCGTCAATAATCATAGCACCCGTTCTATCAATGGCTTGACTACCTGTGCCTAGTCTTTGAAACGGTTTACCCGATATAGTGTCAATCAGTAAGTCCGAGCGTATCAAAACCATTGTTGAATCATTAGCAAGATTGTTAGTTGAATTGAAAGCAGTTCTTGAATGTAGCACACCGCGCGAACCTGTGTCCGAAGATACTGTGAAATCAAGATGAATACTGTCAACGGTGATTGTACCGTTTGTGTTAATTGCTTTCAGTCTAACTCTCTCCGGTGGTGAACTGTTTGCTATACCTGTCATTATGTCGGTAGCCGTAGGGTTGATTAGAATGTTGTAAGGAGTGTGTGCGACACTGATTACTTGTGCGCCACCACTATGTGCAGCGTTAGCCACTTGATAGTTGCCGAGACTTTCTAGTGTGTAATTGCTTGCTAGTGTTTCTGATTTACCACTAACTAACTCATACAATGATTGACATTGAGTAGCACCTATTGTGATTGTTGTATCACCCGCGGTTACATCAGATGTTATTTTGAAGACCGTATCATCCACATCAACAGGTTCTTCAAAACGCCAAAGACCTATTGTGCTAGTGGATAGCATGAATGGTTTAGCGCGAGATTCAATGCTTGATACTTCATTCTTCCAATGAACACTTTCTATGTAACCACGATATTCTCCGCCTTTGCCACCGATGAACAAGTCTTTGTCATTCATGCTGCAAGCATATTTTTTGTTGAGTTTTTGCGATGCCATCAATTCACCGTTGATATACAACTTAACTTGCTCGCCGTTGAACTCTCCCGATATGTGGTACAGTTCGCGTTGACCTATGTTATAACCGACATTGCTTGCTACGAAAGAGCCAGCAGCAGTAGGGTAGTTGTTAGCAGTTGAAGCGATTACAGTAACACCGTTTGTGATTTCAACCTTGAATGATGCAACACCCGGCGCGTTCACTGTTCCCATGCGTAGTTCAAACAATCCTTCTTTGCTCGCGATAACACCACCGCAATCCGGTGATACCCACGCTTCGACAGTAAACCTGTTCAATGTTTGATTTCTGTTATTAGAAAACCTATGCCCGTCACCATCTTGTAACACAGGGGCGGATGAGCGCGCAACGCTACCGTTCAATACTCGCTTGTGACCCGTTTGAATAAAATTACCTTGAGGGCAAACAACGCTATCGCTAACACCGTTGAAAAACAATGCATGACTTGTTTGCCCTATAACTGCCATAATATCATGTCCCTGTAATCAAATCTATTGGCATGAAGGTCAAAGAACCCTCATATACATTTTCACCAGCAATGTAATTGAATGACATAGCGACCACAGTTCCAGCAATACCTGTGTATTTATCGGTTGGGTCAAACACAACATCCACACCAAGATTGTTTGCTGCTGCGTCTTGTTGATTAGCGTCCTTTCTCCCTGTTACTATAATCAAGTTACGCTCTATGTAGTCATCGTTAGCGGATGTGCTAGTTAACAATGAGTTGTATGGTATCTGTATTCCGATTATGTAATCAGAAGTTTGCTCTTCTAAAAGACTACCATCTATTGGTATTTCACCACCGACTAATGAACCTGTTGCACCAAGAATGCTCGCGTTACCAACATACGCGATTAGGTCTTGTAACTTGTCACCCGCGCTACGACATGACTTGTCAACGCCTCCGCCGCATTCTTCGTATAACGGAATGTAAGGTGTGAAGTTCTTGTTGAATGTCGGAGTGCCACTATTACCTCCCGAACCCTTATCGACTTGTGTAAAAATCAATCTTGAGGATGTACCACTAGGGTCATTCACGCCTTCAGACAATGTGATTGTGAATGCACTACTGAAAGTTGTGCCTGTTGTGCTTACCTGTCGCGGGCTAAAGTTTGCTGCTTCACATGCAGTTTTAACTGCGGCTGCTAACGCGGCATCTGTGGTTATACCTTGAACACCAACTGTTACGGTTGGTGGACTAGCAGAAGCAGAATGTGAAGCGGTGCTACTATCGAACTTGATTCTTATTGGTGCGCGAGTTGTATTTTCACCTGTGTATGTTGATTCAATTTCAAAATAGTTGTCATTCAAATCACTAACTGTTACAGTTCCACCACCCGTCATGTAAGGTGAATGAACACCACCATCATTGTTTGCTAGCGCGCTAAAGTCAACACTTGCGACAGCAGCAGTCGCGCCAAAAACACTTGAGGCACAATCGTCATCTGCTAATATTACATCTATCTTGAAATCAGCAGCAACCATATTCAAATCAACCGCACTTCTTTCACCCACGATTGGCACAGGAAGGATAGGAACGCTTCTTGTTATGTTAAGACTGTATTGTGTAGCGTCGAGAGTTAGCACCGAGCCGTCGTTACGAATTAATCTAACCTTTGTCATACACCCGACCTCCTGTTACCATGTGAGCGACCACCGCGGTCCATCTCGGCTCTTATCAAATCACCAATCTCTCTTGCAAGTGCGCGCTTATCGGTTCTATCTGTGACTCCGCCAACATTGATGTTGATAGTTGTAGCACCACCACCACCAAGACCTATACCCGCCGGGTTATTCTTTCGGTTAAGAGGAACTACGGCTTCCGGCCCATCTTCGCCAATCATTGCAAGTGTTGCTGAATTAACAATACCACCTTTTGCTAGTTTTGGGATTCTAGGTAATTTCCATTCATCGCCTCCGATATACGGAACCCAATCGGGAATCTTGAAAGTCATCTTTTTCGCGAACCTGTTGTATATCTTAATGACACTGTTGAATATCTTTTTGAATCCATCTTCAAATCCATCTGCGATAGCACCGGGTATGCTTTTGAAAAAGGCTATGAAGTTGTTTCCACCAAGTATTATATTTCTGTAAAATGACACACCGATATTGTATAATGTCAAAAAGAATGTTACTATTGCACCAACAACGAATGTTATCAGCCCCACTATCGTACCAATAACAAGCGAAGCAATACTAGCGAGCATTCCTACGACCGTATATCCTATGAGTGCTAATCCTTTCAAAACCCAATGATATGCTCCCGTAAGAATGCCGACAATCACATCCCAATACTTGATAATACCCGCAACTACGAAAGCAGCAAACGCGATGATAGCCGCAGGGATTATACCGACACTAAGAATCGCTAAACCAACAAATATAGCAAGCGCGCTTAACACACCGAGTAGTAACCCCTTGAAACCATCAGCCGCACCTGTAACCCACGCGTACAATCCCATCGCACCAGCAAGAATGAAACCAAATGAAGCAAGGAAAGCACCTGTCGCCGTAATCGTAGCAGCCTTTAGTCCGGTAGCGGTGGCTATGGCCGTCGCTTTCAATACAAGTAAACCTCCGGTAAGCGCGGCTGTTGTGGCGATTGCGACCACCATCGCTAATTCGGTATCACCTGTCGCTAATTGCACGCCACGGAATACACCTGCGACTATTATCAGTGAAGCGGTTAATGCACCCATAGCAGTACCGAAAGCGATTGCAGCGATAGTTCCCGCGACCATAGCAGCGGTCAAAACATCAAACGCAGTTGATAGACCGCCTTCATCGCCTTCACCGGATATGACAAATACCAACCCCTGCATCGCGTCATGTAAAGGACCTAGACCCTCTGTTAAATCGAGAATAGGGCTATTCGCGCCTTCAAATGCAACAGATAAAGCAGCAAGCGCGAATCCTACAATTAAGAATATGCTGACAAGTGAGAATACACTAATCAATAGTTTAGAGAATAAACCGTTACTTAACTTCAACATTTTATTACTAAACTTCTGTGCCACTCCCATTGAAATTAGACTCGCGGTAAACTTCTGCATCACTGACATTCCTTTACGATGCTCTTTTTTCTGTTCTTTGCTCATGGTTGTATTCATCGCCGTTATCTTGATGACATTCTTAGTAGCACCCATCCATCCTTGCGCGGTCTTAATCATTTGTGCAATAGGGGATGCTCTTAACGCGGTGGTTACTTTCAGTTGTTGCTTCTCAAATAAACCCATTTGCTTAGTAGCACCTTGATTGACTATACCAAGCATTTCTAACTGCTTCAGCAGTTTGCTGGTTTCATCATTGAGTTTGGCGACATCTGACATTTAATCACCTAATTACTGAATGGCATCGGCCCATGTGTCGAGCCTACGCGTGACTTGCTTTTTGCACCATCGGTCATTTTCTGCATTTCATCAGCCTTGTGTTTCTCAGCGGCACTAGCCCAAATGATGGATTGCTCAAATGCTTCCATGCTCATATTCCATACCTCTTCAATGCTTATCCCATAATGTTTCGCGACAAAATAGGCCGAGGCTTGAAGCCCCAACTCTATGTTGTTAGTTGGCGCGCGAAAGAAATCGTATGCTTCTTCTATTCGCTCGCCCCATCCACTAAAGGGTTAGCAAGCAAATCCTGTGGCTGCGGCAATAGCGCAGTTATCTTGAGTGCTACATCTGAGCGTAGTGATAACATCTGTGGTATAGATAGTCTAGGCTCGGTTCTTTCTATTGCTTCCGCGAACATATATTTCCAATATGCTGCTAGGTCAATATCCACAGACGCGTTTGCGCCTATGTTTACGAAAGATTTGATTGCATCTTGCATTTGCATAAAGGATAATTCCTTCACCCAAACCTTCAAGATTTCATTCTCACCTGTCTCAATTTCATGCATCTCCGCTTGGCTCTTCACCAAGAGGCTGTTCAGTTCGGCTATCTTCACCATTGTCTTCACTTACTCCCTCATCACTTGTTGCAGCCTCTTCTGAGGGTTCAACATCCTCGGCTTCAACTGCCTCTTCTGAGGGGGTATCGGCTTCGGTTAGGCGGGTAATGAGTTCCGCCTTCTTGCCTGTGACTTCCAAACCTCGCGCTCTTAATAGGGCTTTCAGTTCTTCAACTGTCATGGACTCGTAATCTGTCGCCCCCTCTGCTTCAAGGGGCGTTGTTGGGAATGGGTTGCCGTCTGTTTTCGCGGCTTCGGGGTTGAATATCTCATCAGTAACAAAAGTGTTTTCTGCTACCGCGCGCATTCTCAATGGTCTGTGGCCTCCAATGTGCATACTTTTTCTCATCATTCATCATCTCCTTTTGGTAAGTTACCGGATTGGTGTACTAGATTGGTGTTCGGCATTAGCCTCATCATATCCTGTTCTGAACTGTCAACATTAGCGAACTCCGGTGCATCACCTAGTAACCCCATGTAATTGTCGGGTGGACGGTTTTTGTCTAAGGAATGTGCTTTGCTTGCTTGCATAAGCATGTTCATTGCCTCTTCATCACTCATGTCGGGAAAATCTTCTTTCATTGATTCCATTGCTTCTTGTATAGATTTAGATTCACGCGCGATAAGGTCTATGTTTGACATCTTGCCTTTCAGCAAAGTCCATGCCTCATTCATAGGGTTCATAATTAACACCCCGATTTCTCACAAGTTGAGCCTTTGCCTTTGCATTCGGAACACGCTTTGCAACCGCGACAACCTTTACAGTCATCGCCTTTGCACATACTTCCCTTCAATAATTCTCCCCAACTTTCTCTAAACGGATTCATCTTTTACCCTTCCTTTCTAATTCTCTCTTTAAGTTCAGTTTTTCCATATGGTCGGGTTTAGGTCTATTAGCCATTCTGCTTCGTTTTGTAGCAGGGTCTAATCGGTCTAATTGGTCTAAATCTCCTAACGGTTGCACAACAGGAACCAGCGTTCCTTCGCCTGTGTGGAAGCCCATGTTATCACCTATGCCGGTTTCACGATTACCTAAGTTAGCCTCGCGTACAGAACGAGGAAGACCTCTAAATCTATCCTTTGAGCGTTCCAACTCACGCGCGTTGTGTTGGTAAATATGTTTACCCGCGTCTTCAGCGGTGTCCATAATTTCTTCAAAGTCCATCATCTCTCGCCCACTTCTTTTACCGGGCTTACCCATGTCCGGGTCTAATCCAAGTTGTTGCATATTCACTGTTTTCGATGTGCCTTGTGGCGGTTTAGGTCGCGGCATAAGTTGTATCTTACGCCCCGGTAATGGACCTTGACCTTGACCCATCATAGGTGGCGCGTTTGGTTTTTGCGCGCCTCCAACATTCATTAGTGTACCTTCTTGACCGGGAGCCATAGCCCTCATAGGTTTTTGAGCATATGATACAGCCGCAGGGTGTGGTTTAATTTCCGGCATATGGTCGTTGTATTCAGTGTGTGTTGTCGCGACATTCTCTTTTAGTAACAACCATGCTTCATTCATCGGATTCATTCAATCACCTCACATATGGAAGAACGCGTCATGTGAAATTACGCGAACATGCTTTGGCATAATCTTGAGTTCACTCTTGATTACACCCTTGTCTTCCGGTATAGGCAAAGGTGCTTCTGTGATGATGTAATCATCAACTACAATGATTACTTCTTCGCGGTTGTTACCTGCACCAGCCTTTGTCAAAGTAAGTGTGATAGGTTCGCTGAAATCGTGTGTGCGGTTACTGCGGAACTCATGCCAAATAAGAGGGTCGGAGGCTATCACAGTCATTGATAGTTCATACTCCATTGTTTTCTCAATCATGAGACTAGCGTTGCGTGAACCACCGAATGGTATCTGCTCAAGTGAATCACCAGCGGTGTTGCGGGTTTCTGCTTGACTGTTACCGCGAATAGTATAGATTGCTTCTGAGTTGTTATTACCACTCAGAGAGAAGTTAGTAACTTGCGCGATGTTGATTCCAAAAGAACTGATTTGACCGTTGTAAAAGAAGAATGGCTTTTCTGTGTTAGGCGCGATTCCAGCCTTCTTTCTCTCAACAACACCATTGCCGGTGTTCTCAAACATGCGATGCGCGGTGTATCGGTCACCCTTGTTTGAGTTTTCAAGACGGCCTGTATCAGTGTAGCAGTAAAGCGCGTCGAAGTTTACAGTCAACTTGACTTCTGCATCTGCATCAGCCGCAAGAGAGAAGTCCTTGACTTTGCACCCTTTCCAAACGCGCGTAAGTTGTTTGCTATCGGATGCACTACCGGGTGCTGCTTCATTTGCTAGAGCATCAGTGGAGTTAGCGTTGAAGGAACCGACATTCCTGTTTCTAATACTTGATTCAATCGAGAATGTTGGTAGTGTTGCACCGGAGAAAAGTAAACGCGATTGCCTGTTGGTGATAGTTCCATATGTAGCGGCGGTAGTGTCAAAGTGTGGTGAGCCATTAGAAGAGGCTGCGTCATATTTGACTGCTTTGAGCGAAGAACTGCTTGCAGCATGGCTGAAGTGTAGTGGTTCCTCAAGGTGTATTCTTCTTAGAGTGGTGTCAATGTATAGGACTTGACGGATTTCATTACGCTCCGCATTTTCCATATCAATACCAAGACCATTAGCACCCCATTCTTTAGAGGAAGCGGCGTTGGTGTCTTTCGGGAATGGTGTGGCCGTACTGTCAACAACAATGACATAATCACCTGCTGCGAGATTTGCGAGTGTGCCTGTGTAACCAATGTAAGTGTCACCAGCAGAAATATCAGTGAGAGCAGTATATGTTGGGTCGGTCATAGTTGTACTTGGAACATCAATAACTTCGCGACCAAGTGAGTAGTATAACCAGCGCGCACTATTCATCATAGTTTCAATTGAGCCACCTTCGTTAGAGAATCTTTGTGGCTCTTGAATGACAACATCGCGACCCACTCCTACAATGTGTGAGCGTCTAACTTCGACTTTGGTTTCCGGTAGCGCAACAGTTGCAGCAAGACCGATGAATTGGTCTGTAAGAACTGATTCGTCCGCTGAAGCAGCGTTAGCGTGATATGTCATACCTGTGTCGATTGTTGGTGTTCCAAGAGTTTGAATTAGTAACTCATCACCGCTGTTTGAAGAAGTGCCTAACGCTTCTTTCAAATCACGGTCAAGAATGATAGTAGTTCCTCTATTTTCAACAATTGTGTAAGTGTTACCTGTGGTCGCGTAGTCGTCAAGATTGAATGAACCACTACCAATGATGCGAAGTTCAGAACCAACAAGCATACCTTTTGGATAGCGTAAGTTAGAACCGGAGTCGAAGAATCCCTCAGACGCGCCGCTGAAGTTTATTTTGTTGCGGTCGCTTCCATCAACTGCAAATTGAAGTCCACCGAAACCACCATGCGCGAGAACCAAACCACATTCTTTACCGAATGTTACTTCGCTCAAGTCACCCTTATACACTGTCGATACCATGTTATTCTCTCCGCTTATTCTATGCTATGAGTTCGCTAAAGATAACGATTTCCACTTGGAAGGTCATCCTGTGCAGCCTCTTCGTCCGGTCTGAAAGGTCAGTCCTCATCTTATAGAGTAATCGGTCGAAGTTCTCCGCGTCGCCTTTTCTTTTACTGTGTACGATTCTGCGAACTTCGTCTTCCATTTTCATAAGATGTGACCTCCCTCTCATAGTTCGCGCATCAACGGTTATGTTGATTCGCGTGTGGACGAAATCATAGAATACTTCGGGCTGCTCTTCGTTGTGAACTGTTTCGTAAAGTAGTATAGCATCTTTACTAGTAAGGTCAAGACGCTTACCGCGAGCCGCTTCGACAGTTGTTATATCATCAATGATGGGTGTGCGTTGGTCCGTGTTGCCACGATTCCAACCATCGCTGAGAATCTTCTTAATCAATTCAACAGACTCAAGGGCCAATCAAACCACCACCTATTGATGATTGAGCGCGCGCTTGCTTTTTTGCGCTAGAGACTATGGTTTGGTAAAGAGGGTCGGACTCGTCCATCTTCTTACCTTTCGCGTCAATGATGTTACCCTGCATGTCAACCGCTGCGCCATACAAAGACGCTGCTGCATCAAGGAAGATTCGACCTTTATCAGTAAACACGCTATTCTCGCGTGCTTGCATGATAGGCTCATGGAGAGCCTTGCCGATACTCTTCTTGATTATGTCTTTCATAGTATCACTCAAACTTATCTTCGCCTAGTTGTGTAAGAACATTCGCAGGTCCTTCGCGGCCTGTATGCTTAAACCGTCGCGTTTGTGTCAAAGGAGCGTTTGTTTGATACCCTCCATACTTCGGTGGGCCGGCGGAGGGACGACGCTCGCGTTTTACTTGTTGTTGATAAACTATATCTCCGGGTTTCATCCCCCGCCTCACTCGACTCCGAGTTGTATTCACAGCACTAACAGTAGCAGGTATATGTCTATGCGCCTGTATTCGTGGGTCATCCATCGGATTCATACCTTTCAAAAGGTTCCATGCTTCTTTCATTGGGTTCATATTATCACAACACCGTCATTACTTCTGTATAGCGCGGTAGTGTTTCAGCCACCTGCGCTTTGAATAGTTGATACTTACTACCCAAGTCAACATTCTGTGTTCCTTCGGGTAGTAGCACGCTTCGGTCATCAGACAGTATCAAGTCCATTGCAACCAACTTGGTGCATATATCTTCAATCGCTTTCTCAACATATCTCTCACCATAGACATACGATACCTTGACCGCGTTCCATGAGAAATAGGGGTATGAGTTGTTGAAGTAAATCACACCCAAGTCATAGTCAGCCCACCAATCGCGAAGGCGAGCCTCGTCACCTGTGGTCGTACCAACATAATCTATCTTGAACTTCTTCTGATTCACTGTCGCGCCATTTGTTGCTGCTGCGCTAATGTCACCTTCTAAGTCAGTGACACCGTTTAGAGTAGTACCTGTGATACTTGTGTAATAACCATATGTGCTACCGATATTGATGATACCGTATGGTGCAAGCCCTGTGACATCAGCAACAGTGATAGTAGTAGCGGTTGCTGATGAAACCGTGGTGCTAGTATCAGTAGCACCGGAGAATGTAACACCGGATGATGTGCAAGCGTAAGTAGCGTTTTCACCTGCTTCACCACGGCGCATAGAAGTAATCTTCAATTGACCGCCGCCGTAGTCTGCGTTAGCGGATGCCATGAACTCATGATGAACATTAGCAGTTATAGTGCCATCAGTTTCGGTCACATCTTCAAATGAAAATGATGGACTGAACGCAATTGCATTTTTGCCTTTGCGCGCATCTTTGTTGATTAGGTCTGCTAATTGTTGCGCTGTGCTTACATTATCGAACTGCGCGCGAAACTTAGAGTTCCCATCACCAGCAGTCAATGTTGCTACACCGCCACCGCCGGGGCATAGAAACAGTTTGTCTGTATCAGCAGTTATCTGAGTGAAGTCTGAAATCTTCAAGCGTATTTCAGCCGCAGCAATTTCGCGATAGTCTTGACCTTGCCATATTTCTAAGCGAAGTATCTGCTGCGCGTTACGGAACATCAAAGGAACTGAACCAACATAATCTGTGTAATAGCGACGACGATATGGTTTGTAAGTATCGAAGTTAAGATACTCAGCGGTTTGCAACATAGGTCGCCAAGAGTTGTTTGTTAAGTTGTCAATCTTGTCTTGTGTACGCTTAATCAGTGTTTCAACCTGTGCTTTGGTAACACCCTTGCGTTTACCGTTAGTGAACGATTGAAGATTCTGAACATCTGCGTTTTGCGCGGTAGTGTAAGTTCCTGTTAACGCACCACTAAAAGATAAACGAACATTACCGGAAGCGCGAGCAATGCTTGTAATAGTTCGCTCTTCACCCATTTCGGCATCGCTGGTAATCTCAATCTTATCACCTACTTCAAATCCTACTAATCTGTAATCTGCTGGTGCTATGTCAACATAAGTCGAACCATCGTTAGCGGCTAACGGTATAGGGTCGGGGAATGGTATCTGTAAAATGTCTGCAACTTTTTGCGCGGATGTGTAATATATACGGTCGGGGAATAATGGTCGCCCTTCACGCTCTCCTGTCTGAAACACTGTTGGCACTATGAACGCCTCCTTAATGTTTTAGACACTCTTGGAGGGTCTTCACCATACTTCTTTCTATACGCTTGCAGCAACTCTTTAGCCTCTCTGCTATTGATTCTGCCACCACTTGTGACTCGACGAATCTGTTGTGCATCCAACTCTTTCTGCCTTTTCAAGTCAATTTGGTCTTGGTAATTTGCTTGAATCTGTGGTGTCATCTGTGGTGCTGTGGCTTGAGTTTGTTGTCTGATTCGTGCTTCTTCTTCTTGCATTTGACGCATCTGAGCAGCCGCTTCATGGAAGCCCGCGGCCTCCATCTCTTCGGGTGTCATTTTCAGTATTCGCCACGCTTTCTCAAACACACTCATCAAATCACCTCTTCGGTTTTCGCGAGATTGTAATGCATAGGCTTCTTACAAGCCCCGCATCTTTCAAGATAACAGAAGTGAAGCATACCGCAGAAGCGACAACGCGTACCACTACCGATGTTGACAATATCGCGGATGTTGCGCGTCTTCATATTTTGACGCTTCATTACACCTTTGAGTTTGTCGCGCTCATCGGTCTTAACCATTGACTCTTCGGCCTTCTTCCAGCCTTGCTTTTCAAGCCGTTTCAGTTCTTTCAAGTCCATGTCGCTCACCCTCATGTGGTGACGACTACAACATATAGATTACCTTGTAACATGTAAGAAGTGATTCCTTCAACTGCCTTACCGTTAGTGTAATCGTCGAGAACTTTCTGAACGCCGCCCGCAACGCTCGCGCCTGTTTCACACCCTTGTTCGGGTGTAAACTCAAACACCTTAGTATCGGACAAGGTGAATCACCTCATCTCTTGCCAAAGACCATCAAGCGGCCACCGTTTGCACCGGGGTTGCCAAAACGAACTTTGGTTGCCGAAGTTGTGTCAATAGCGGCTGATAAAGGTTCATCGTTTGCCGAGTTTGCAACTGCTGTCACCATTAGAACTTCACTAAGGAACTCGCTCAATTCAACGCTTGTGTCGCCACTTGCTATCGTTCCTGTAATTACAATCAAATCTCCGAGTGTGTGTGGTCTGTTATCGCTTACAAATGCCATAATCATTCATCTCCTGTGTTATCTGCTTCTTCTGCCTCGTTAATAGATTCTTCGGGAGGGTTAAGGTGTGCTTCAATCGCGCCAAGTAATTTCTTCTTGGTGGATAGAGAAGATGCCCCATCAACATCATTATCCTCCATCCATGCTAAAATGTCACCCTTAGTCCAGCCCATGTCGGGGATTCCATCATTGCCTTCATCGTTAGTTAGTTCTTCAAAACTGTGTCCTTCGATTACGAACTCCGGGCCATCGACGGCAACGCGGTTGGCTTCTAACCATTCGGCAGAAACCTCCCGCGATTGCCCCCAAATCCACCAACCTAAGCGACCCATGTTTGCACCTGTTCGGCGCGGGCCTTTGTAGGTTATAGTAGGCAATTTAACCACCTTATGCTACAAGTAGCCAAATTGTTGCGTTGGCTGTGTCGTTAGTAGTTCCGTCTGCTGTTGCTTCACAATCTGCTGTGACTACAAGACCGCTAAAACTCAATGCTAAGTTTGCTGTCGCGTCCTTGCTGTGTCCTATGCACGATAAAATAGCATTCGCGCCACCACTTAGTGTGATAGTTTCTGCTTCTGCCAATGCACCTAGTGTTAAGCACACCAATCGTGGTTGCATTCTGTTTGCACCGTCAGTTTGTCGCGGCTCAAACGAAGTCAAAGCACCCGGATAGGATGTCAACCATGTTGTGTCGTCTTGGTCCACACCTGCTTGCAGGGGTAGGTCCAAATCAACTGAGATTGTTGCACTTGCGCTTGTTGTGTAAGTAATTCCTCTGTGTGTTGCTGCTGCCATTCTTCATCACCTCATTGTAAGTCGCGAATGCTACCACTAGCACCAAAGAAAGAACACCATAGTTCTCCCATAGTTCTGTAAAGCCCCTCTTGTCCTAGACGGTTAATCGCGAATGGGTCACCTGTTTCAATACCACTTTCAAAGTATTGTGTTGGAATTGCGGTTTGGAACCACAAGTAATCTGTGTCTAAGTAATAGATACGCGATAGAGTGCTTGCACCCTCGTCCGGCATGTCCTTTGTTGGAATCATTGGAACACCGTTGTATGTTGCTACAATGAATCCAGCCTCAAGACCCGGTACACCCTTCACACCGTTGTATGTTGGGGTTACGCGCTTGCTATCCATGAATCTCTGCTGAGATTGTAGTAGTTGCTGAACACGCATTAGTGTGTCATACCCTGTTAGCATAACCTTCGGGTTACCACCACGGGTCCATAGTTGTTGGAATAATCCATCCATTTGATTCAATGACAAGTTTCTGTTAGAACTTGCGACATCGACTTCAGCACTGTGGAATGCTGCACTACCGTCGCGAGTGATAGAATAGATGTCGTGGTCAGTGGTTGCGCTTACATGGCCTGTACCTGTTGTCATCTTATCCGGGTCAGAAGTTAGTCTGTCAAGAGATTCAAAGTCGTTACCGACAGGAGTGTCAACATCTTCAAGAAGCATTCTGTTGATATGCTCCGCGTGATGCTTACCCATTTCCTCTTTTAGAACCTGCCTAACATCACCAAGTCCGTCATCCTTGTCGGATAGGAACATGCTAACTTCGGATAGGTCGAAGGTGTGAGCAACAGTCTTTGGCTTTGCTGCAACATGTAGGAACTCCGGTCTGCTGGTGTCCGGTAGTGTACCGTTCTCAGCAATACCGCCACCCTTAGTGAAGGAAGCGCGCTCGGTTAGGATTCTCCAACCACTTCGCTCCCACGGCTTCTTAGGAAGAATGCTGAACGCATTGAACTCTTGGTTCAACTGCGACCAAACCTTTCGTCCGTAAATCGCTTGGTATGTTCCAGCGGTAGTTGACATCAAAGGCGCGTCTGCCTTCAGAATGTCACCTGCGCCATATGTGTAGCCTGTTTGGGATGCCCCACCGTAGTAGTATCTCTCCATGTCTTGAACTGTTCGTACATAGTTTCGTGCCATCAGATGTCACCTCCGTTCAACGCTTTGCCAGCAAGTCTGTGAACATCGTCCCATGACATGTTTGCTAGTTCAGCGGTTTCGGGAATAGTTACTGTCGCGCGTCCAGCGGACTTTGCGATAGTTTCAGAAGAGGATGAAACATTGTCAATCCTCTCGTTAAGTGCTAATACTGCTTTCTGCAATTCAACAAGTGGTCCGCGAGAATCGAAGTTCTGCTTCGCGATTGCATCTGCTTCAGCCTTAGATTCTTTTAGGAATCTCTCGGTAAAGTGGTTGTTTAGGTCAGCCTTGAAGTTCTGCTCTTGTGCCGCAGCCTTGAATACTTCATATGCTGCTTCAATTTCGCTAGGTGAAACATTGGATGCATTAAGGTAATCTCCCTTAATGACATTCTTGTTTCCGGTAGGTGCGGAACCAAAGTTTGGTTGCGGCCTCTTGCCGGAGTCGTCTTCACCTGCACCTTCAAGTGAACCCTGTCCTCTCATATCGAAGGCGGATTCGCCCGGTCCATATCCCTTGCTGAAGTGGTCGCGAGCCGCTAGTGGGTCAAAACCAGCACCCTTAGCGGTTTGCTCCAACCAAGCAAGATAGTCTGTTGTTATCATATCGTCTGCTTTGTTTGTCATGTCCTCACCGTACATCATGTCTTCCATCGACTCGTCATCATCTTCTTCTTCGTCGCGTGGAGTTTTCTTAGGTTTATCGAAAGGTCCGGGTTTGCCGTCGTCATCCGGGTCTAATGGACCCAAATCGCCCGCATCCTTCTCTTCGTTATCCTTTTTCTTCTTGGAGTCGTCAACATCCATTGCCGCATCCTTCTCTTCATTGTCTTTCTTGTCATCCTTATCGTCTAATTTCTTAGATAGACGCTCAAGGACGCTTTGCAATTCAGTCATTGTGTTCGTCATGGTATCACCATTATCTTCCTTGAGAATACGAAACTGTGCTTCGGGGTTAATCCCTTTCTCACAAATTGTAACCTCATGGAGTTCCATACGACGAATCTCGCGGTAATCTCCGCGAGTTTGGTCGCTCTTATTGACGCGCTCAAAGGCTTGACCGCCTATTGAGAACGACCGAAGGTTGCCCTTTCGGATTTCAGAAGCCACTTCGCGTGCCTTCTCTATGTCGCCTCTTAGTTTGATGACAACAAACATACCTGTGTCATCAACTTCGGACTTCCACATTCTGCCGGATGAGTCCGTGTAAGAAGGAATTACAGTTCCTACCTGTATATTGGAGTGTGCGAGTTGAACATTGCGGAATCCATCTGCTTTCATAAACTTGCCAAAAGCATCTTTCAAAGCACTACGAGTGATTAAGTCACCCTGCTTGTCAACCATTTCGACGGAAGCGTAACCTGCAACAACAAGGTCATCACCAATACCCTTCAAAATAACAGGGTCGGATGAAATACTCGGTGCTGCGAGAATCGCCATTGCTCTTCGCGACAATTCTCATTGTATATCAAAGGAACTGTTTTCAATCGCGATAACGCCATCATCTTCTAATGTAGCAGTTTCGCCTTCAGTGGAACGCAGTCGCTTGGTTCTCTTACCCTTAGCCGGTTTAACTTCGTCATCCTTTCTCGCTTGTGGGTCGAAATCGGGCATGGTGTCGTCGCGAATATTTTCTGTTGGGCCTCGCGGTGACTCGACATCAGCACCCGCGTAATCAAGACCTAGACCTTGAACACCTGTGCTTGTGATTTTCTCTTTAGCAAGATGTTCTAATCCGCGCTCAACTAATTCAAGCCCGCGCTTGATGACTTCTTCTTCTTCTTCAAGAACCTTCTTTGGCTTCTTGGAATGACCTGCTGGCGGTTCGGGGTCAACTTCATCATACTCCGGCTCATCTTCGGGTTTCTCTTTCAACAACCACGCGGCTTTCAACTCCCAATATGGTTCTTGGTCGTGTGCTAACTTGACAAGATATTCATTGCCCCATACAGAAGATTGCGGTTCAACCATCCATACACCTTCTTCTTCGCGCGTTTTGCAGATTACTTCATCATCAAACGCAGGGAATAGAATAGTGATTTTGCCCTTCTTCATATTGACTTGTTGAGGAACATGGTGGTCGCCGGACATGATTGCTAATGTTTCAACACTATCAGCAGCAAGTGGCTCATTGTCTGTTATCTTCGCTGAACGCACTCTATACACAGGATTGTCACCTTTAGATGCACTAACTCCTGTGCATCGGATAGTAGCGAAGTCACCGACTTTCAAACCGCGTGGTCCTTTCGCACTACCTACATTCATGTAATGTTCATCGCCAACTTGTTGTGCGCGCTTGCCATAATTTTCGGGGAACATTAGTGGACCAACACCGACTGAGTAATTCTTGCCGTTACGCGACACAATGATTACATCAACCATTTTCTCTTTGCTGAGTAACACCCACTTCGGATGTCGCGGTTCACCTTTCATGTATGTAGCGTTAGCATCGCGCAAAAGAATATCCATGTTGTTTTCATTTCTCAATCCATCAATTGCGACCTTCAACCCTTCATCATCACTACGCTTAGTGTTGATAGGTTCGGGCATCTTGATATGTTCACTCGACTCATACTGAGCGCGTAGGTGTCTGATTCTATCTTTGGTCGGCATGTTGTGTGTATCTTCATCAGCCGTTTTCAGTAAATCAATAACTGTCATTACTCCATCATGAAGAATCGCGTGTACCGTGAAGTCTTTCTCGTACACTTTCTCCACTTCCGCCAAAATATCATCATCTAATTTCACTTCTCCTTCTGTACTGTAAGCACTCAGTTTTTTACCCTTTTTAGTTGCGATGACATGCTCACCTTGAGGGTATAGACTAATCACCCAATCTCCTGTAAATCCGCGCAAATGCTGCATGTCTTCTAAGTCGAAGATGCGATGCATGAACTTGACAGGTTGTGGTTTACCGTCATCTTTCATAATGAGTGTATCATCTAACGCTAAGTCAATATCAGAATAATGGAATAGGCTTTCATCGTTAACATTGACACCACCTTGTTCAGCAGCACCCATTGCTCTATTCGCGCTTTGACCTATACGCATGTTAGGGTTTGGTTCACTTTCAAAGTTAGTGTATTGAACAGTGTTATTTGGATTAGTAGCATCAAGTGGTTTCAAGTTAGGGTTAAGATGAATCATGGCATTCCTCGGCATGTATGCCTTCATAGCCTTCGGTGGTGTGTTGTATGTATGCGCGTCATCATCTTCTAAGTACAAGTTACCGTCTGCTAATGCTTCGGTGTTAATGACGAATGGTGGTTTGATAACAGTGCCATAGTGGAACTTCTTATCGCGACTTGTGTAAAGCGGCATTGGTTGAGCATTATTGAAATCCATACCCCCCATTGACTTATCTTCATCTTCACCACCCAACTTGGTTTTCATCGCAGTTGTTGTAGGACTAGCGAGCGTAAGACCAATCTTTTTCCATTGGTTAGGTTTGTTGAAGTTCATTGATTGTTTAGCAGTCATATTTTTACGCAAAACTGATTTGTTCCAAAGAGGCGCGTTTTGTAATGATACATCACTACCCATTCTTGTTTCCTCTAATCCATGCTTCAGCATTTGAAAAATAATCTCGCGCTCTTTACCCATGCTGATTGGTTTACCCTTCTTTGTTGTGACCGAAGGGCCACCGTGTAACAATCCAAACTCTCGACCGTCATGGTATGTGCCACCGTCATTGTGCATGAAATTGCCTTGTCTGTGCTTTAACCTAATCATATCGTGGGTTGCCTGTCTTCGTCTATTTTTTGGCGTATCGACTATGGGTTTTCTATCAACCGCGCTATGTGGATAATATCGCGCAGCAAAAGCATCTTCAAAACTAATGCCTTGCTCACTCGCCGCCTCCTTGACATTACTGATTACTTCATCGAATATTCTTCTATCTTCCGAAGTCATGTATTCATTGCTTTCTGCTAGTTTAGATAACATCGCATGACCTTTAGGTTGCACTCCACCGAAATGACTATGCTTCATTTCTCTCGCGACACTTGTGTTTTGCTGATGTGTTTTACGCTGAGTTTTCAAATGCATCAAATCTTCCACCTGTTCAGTGTTTAGGTCAAAAGACATTTTTTTACCGCCGACACTAATATTCTCTTTTCCACTAAACAATAGACCTCTTTGTCTAGGTGATAGCGCGCAGATATATTCAGCCATCCTTGCGGTATATGCGGTAGCATCCCACGCGTTATCTCCCTCGAATACACCGGGGTACACTTTTTCAATAACAGGTCGCAAAGCGTCAAACACTTTTTTCACCGCGTTGTGTGTATCAGCCACATTGTTTAGACGCTTTTCGTGATAATTGAGTGACATAGGACCGCCTTCGTGAACTTCGCGTAACCCCATCAACTTCTTCTCTAACATCTCCTGTTGCATCTCATTGCCACTGATTTTAGCCATCACCACCATTTGACTCAAATGTGCTTCATCCAAAGAAGATATGTAACTAGGGCTTGGGCCTATGACTAATGGTTGAACCTGTGTAGTACCGTCTTCATCTTCGTATTTGTGATAAGCAACTATTTTGCCGTGTTCGGCTTGTTGACCTCCATCCATACCTAACAATTTGCGTAACTCATCTTCGCGCAAACCTTTTTCTCTAGTGGTTGTCGCTTCTTGAAACGCTTGGTCTTTGTTTTTCAATTCTTGCAGCAACCTGCCTCTAGTCGCTATACCATTCTCTTGACCGACTAAAGCGACGGGTGGTGAATACGGAATATCTTTTTTCAAGAAGTCATGGAAGTTTCGTTTGTATTCTTCATAATCTTGCGCGTCATAGATAGCATACTTTGTGTCCGGTGTCTGCGTCGCGCCACTCAACACTTCTTCTCTCAAATCCCTACCACTTCTGCCACCATAACCAATCAAATCATTGTGATTATTATGCGACACAGATGATAACCTATCCTTGTTATCGGGGTCTATTGCTTCTAAGAATCGTTTCATGGATTCAGAATCTTCGATGTGAAGCGGGTCGTGCGCGCCCATCATCAATGCATCAATCAACAGTTTATCCTGTTGTGTCAAATCATATCTATGATGTGTTAGTAATCTATCATCATTGTCGTTATCTGACATCCATCTAGTGTGTAACAATTGGTCTGCACCTGTGTCAAAAGAATTGATGCGCTTCTTTCTCAAACCAAACATTGGTGTATCTAACGCGACTGAAGTAGCGTCTAACGGTATATTATCAAGACTCGTCCACCCTACCAAGTCATCCATATTCCATTGCAAATTGCTAGAGTGTGCCATATAGAATGAGTTGAGTCCTCTAGTCGCTGGTGTTCTAGGAGAAGGCATACCCTCCATGAAAGATTCAATCGCGTCAACACCCGTTTTTTGCTCTTCTTCATCATCTTGCTTGTTAGGGTCAAAGCCAAGACTTCTTTCTGCTATCTCATCCAAACTCATATCACCGCGCGTCATCTCAAGTTTGACTGTGTTACCAGCATCGTAACTTGCTAACATAGCATCTTGCTCTTCGGGTCTGTAATTACTTGCTTGAAGCGCGGTTGATAAGTCAACTCTGATTTGACCGTCGATGTCCTTATCGGGGTCAAACTCATTGATTCTCTCTTGTGTTACATTTGAGCCTTTACCCGTTCTCTCACTTCTATTTGTTTGAGCGAAATTGACTGTTGACAACGGTGCGAAGTAAATATCTTCAAACGCTTCTTCGTAAGCACGCGCGAAGTCGTTTGATTCACCATCTAAGTTACCGTGATAACCTACACCTTCCATGACTATACCTAGAGGCGATAATGATAGTTTGGGTTTTTTCTGCATATCCCAATCATCATCACAACCATGAGTGTAAATGTAACCATTTATTGATTCGCGTAAATGTTTACTGAACTCTGTGCGCGCATAGTCGTTAGCAATACCATTGATTATCTCGTCGAGTTGGTCTTCATCAAAGAATCCACTTTTCACTAATTCTTTCATGTCCGGCAAATCATTATTCATTTCTAACATAGAGCCAACTAAGTCGCTTTTGATGTGCGGGTATTTACCACCTTCATTGATGAAAAACATGTTATTCTCTTCAGCAAACTTTTCAGCAATAGATTCCAAATCATAATTATTGAGTACAGAAACAATAGAAGATTCCACCGCACGCGGGAAATTATTCTCTTTCATTTGCTCTATCTTACGCTCTTTCTCTTGCTCTATCTCAGTCATCAACCGAGTCTTCTTATCTTTGAGATAACGGTTACCAATCGTTTGACTCATACCTCTTTTATCAGCACCACCCGCGTAAATAGTGTTTAACATGTTATCCATCAGATAAGCATGATGAGCCATGTAACCTCTCGCGTTTGGACCTAGAATCTTGTTGATAACAGAGTCATTGATTGAGCCGTCTTCTTGAACACCAGCACCCGTCAACATCCATTTCTGTATTTGATAAATGTTATCATAAGGTAACATGGCTATACCTAAACGATACGGGTCTATACCAACGCGACCAAAGTTATTTTGACCTATCAAGGGTTTTTGACTTCTGCTATTGTACTTATCTGCCAACTTTCTCAGTTTGCCGACAGGCGAGTCATCTTTACTAGAACGGATAGGTTGACCGTTATCATCAAACAGATTATCCATCACCACATCGCGTGGTAACCCTTCATTCTCCCAATTCTTGACTCTCATAAAGTGTAAATCTAATTGTTGAGCGATATTGCTTGGAAGGTCATTGACATCGTATCTCTCTTTGTAATACTCTTTGAAATCATTACGGCCTCTTTCAAACAATTTCATCATGTTAACATTGTTTCCATTCCATGTACTGAATATGTGCTGCTGCTTCAATTCCGGTGACATACTCTTAGATAATTTCACCATCGCGTCATTGAGTCTTTTCGCATTACTCATACCATCTTTGTATAGGTAGCGCGTTAACTTTTGGAAAAGTGGTATCTCACCATATGAAACATCTCCATCGCGCGGAGGAAACATATTTACTGCTCTGAACTTTGAATGGTCGCCTATAATATTCAGACCCTTATCCTTAGTATTAGGTACAGAGTCGTGCCTCCAACCCGCTGCGCGACGAATCATAGTGTCAAATGCGTTAACATCATCTTGCTCTATCGCTCTTATCAAATCCTCATTCTTAATTTGAGGCTTCATGCGATGATGGCGTGAAGGCGCAGGTTCGCTGCGAGTGTCCTTAGTTGAGAATATTTTCGCCTGTTCACTAGCGGGTAGTTTGTTAAACTCTAGTGTAGGTTTCATTCTGCCTTCAATATATTCTTCCGCTTCATTCTTGAGGAATATACGCGTGTAACCTTGATTCTCTAAGTTGTTACAACTCAACAAGACATTGACGGCTTCATCGCGTGCGTCTTGATTATTGAATACTGCTTTTACAAACTCATCACAAACTCTGTGATGATATTCAAAGGCATCTTCGCGCACACATCATCACCTCATAGGAAGTCTGTGAGATTGTATGCTGATTCCGGGTTCTTATCGGATGGGTCACCCTTCTTGTTTTCGCGCGCTTCTAAGGGGTATGGGTAACCGATAGGAGTTAACTTAACTTCTTCCTTCTTAGGTTTGGTTTTTGGAACATCCTTAACTTCAATTCGTCTTTGGTTGGTGTCATAATATCCTGTGCGTACAGGTTCGCTACCTGTAACATTAGCAAACAAATCAGCGTGTTCTGAGCCGAACTCCTTTGTTTCCTTGTCAACCTTTTCGATGATGTCATTTGCTTTTTCAATTATCTCATCAACATCGGGGGCGTGCTGCCCTGCTTCAACCTTCATTGGTTTCATTGGTCTATCCTCCTTCCTTCAACTTCTGCTGCGGTGTTAGCCATAGCGTGAATCTCTTCCCATGACATATCATGCCATTCTTCGTTTGATGATGGCATACTCATACCCGCATCGTCAATAGCAGCAGCCGCTTTACTAATGACATCTTCACGGTCACCGCGAAGTGGGTCACCCCAAACATCTTCGTTAGCGGGTGTTTTTGCACGCACAAAACCTGCGCGCTTGAGTAGTAACTCCGGTGTATCTATACTCTTACGCATAGATACAATCTCAGCATCCATTGATTCCATTTTACTAATGAGTGCTTTCATTAGAACCATAGCATCAGTTTCTTCTGACACGCTCACACCTGTCCTTGCTTCTTGAAGTGGCTACCAATTCTGTCCGGTCCAATGTAACCCATTGGTCTATCTTCGGACTTCGCGATAACTCCCTGTGTACTGTTAAATTGAGCAACAGGGAAGCCACCCGCGAATCTATCGTTGACACCCATGATTCTGTCATCACCGTTTTGTGACTTGTAAATCGCGGTGACATCATCAGCGAGATAATCAGCGTTACTTTGAATGCTGCGTAAGAATTGTTCTGCTGATACAAGGTCGTTATTTGCAAGTGCAATCTTGAACTCAGACAAAGCAGATTCAAGTTTACGAACCATCGGGTCCATCTTGTTGAGTAGGTCGCTCATAAGTAAGCCCATTACTGCTCAACTCTTGAAGGTATCGCTATTGGAAACCACTTTCTTTTTGCTTGGAAGTAGGGTCTTTCGCGGCTTGAATGCTATCAAGTGCTTCTTCTAGTGGTGATTTTTTAGCACCGCGTTGGTTCTTTTTGGATGAAGGCGCGCCGGATTGATGAGTTTCAGAACTAATAGGCGCAGGTCCATTATCGCGTTGCCCCGTTCCTTCACCCAACCCTACTGCTTTTTCCATCATCATAATCGGTGTACCACCACCGGGCGACGCTCCGCCGCTAGGAGAAGCCCCAACTCCCGGTGGCATCATCGCGCCCGCACCCTGTGGAGGTAAGCCGCCCCCCGGCGGCATAGGTGGAGTCATACCGCCACCCATCGGCATTCCGCCGCCCGGTGGCATAGGCATTCCGCCCGCGCCACCAGCCTGTTGCATCATGGCTGCTTGCGGGTCGGGTTTCTTGTAAACAAATCGTATATCGCGACCAGCGTCTTCTGTCAATTCCGGTTGGAATCCAAGTGCTTGCATTCTTTGTGCAATGTTCACTTCTTGCTCATCGCGTCTTAGTCGTGTAATTTCATCTTCTTCTTCATTCGGATATAGTGTCAAACACCAATCTTCAACACCCATTTGCTCTAACAGGCGAGGGAATAATTCGCGTGAATACAACTTTTGTCCCGACTCAACTGCTCGATTAGTAACAAGTATCTGCATACCTTCGTTATTCAATCCACCGGATTTACCGGCATCCATCATAAACACATTAGAAACACCATAGAAAGCCGCTATACGCATTCTTATCTCATCGCGGACTTGTGCGTACTGCATCTCATCAAGGCTATCCATGAAGCGCACGAACTCAACTTTACCACGACCCGATGAAGATTCAACACCAACCTTTGGTATATAGTGCGGGTCGCGTTCCATCTTCTCTTCCGCGCCTTTCCAAAATGAAGCGGTCGATTGGATATTATCAGTAGTAATAGCGAGTACACCGCGTGGGATTCTTCGCTTTTGATATGCAAGATAGATGTAATTATCCATCGCAGTAAGAGACTGTGCTTGCCTCCACATACTAGCGACAGGAGAACGCCCATACAGTTTAGTTGGATTGAACTTAGACAAGTGTAACACTTCACCGTCAATGTAGTATTGCGTTTTACCACTACCAGCAGTATTGATGTAATGAACATCTTGGAGAGGGAGAGAACACACTTCGCACTTCTTATGCTCGCGGTTATGAGGATAAGTTTTGTCACGATGAATAGGACACAAAAGGTATCTGCCACCGCGCTTACCTGCTTTGTCAGCAACAATGCGCATGAATGTAGGGTCACCACGCACTAACTCTTTGACTCGGAAGAACTCTATTTCACCACTATCGGGGTCAATGAAATATTCTTTGATTAGTAACAAGAACGCGTCATCAACAATATCCAAATCCCATTCTATCTCTTTCATTATCTCGATGAATGATTGGTCCATGCTATTGCGTTGTTTTAGCAACCAACGCGGGTACATGATTTGGTCTGCGTCCGGGCTATCGAACTCTTCATTACCACAGATGCGACATTGAGTAACAGTATCATGTTGATATTCTTCTTCGCAGTTTGTGCATTTCTTGTGATATTTCTTTTCCCAATAGTAACCGCGTCTGAAGATTTCTTGACATAGGGTGTTAATTGTAGTTCGTAAAATAATAGACTCTTGAACAGTCGCGTAAAGTGCAGGTATTGAAACGCCTTGTACGAGAACAGGTTCTTGTATGCCCGTTTTCCATAACGGCATCATAGGTTCGGGTGTTGAACGCCTTCTGAACGGTTTACTTAGCGAACTCAGAAAACGCCCTACCAATCCTTTTTCCTCTGCCATTATATCATCTCCACAAGTCGGTTAGCGTCGTCAACAAGACGAAGGGTTTCGCCGTCCCGATTAAACATCGCAAGCACTCCCGCTTCATCAATGTTCCACTCCTTCAGTAATTCTTCGCGCTTATCCGGCACATCTTTCCAATTCAACCACTTAACAATGCGAAACAATTCATCACGGCGTGATTTGATAATATCAGTTTTACGACCGCGCAAATCAAGAAGTTCTAGGACTGCATCAGCCTGTCCTTTTTTCATTCGCAAATGTGGTTTGATTCCCTTCATCAGTTTGCGCAAATCATCTTGACTGTAAAATTGTAACCTGTGTTGAGTCCTTCTGCTATTCTTGTGAATCTTCAAATCAGTCTGTAATACACCACACCCAAGAGCCTTGTGTAAATGTTCACAATGCATCTTACCTCTTTCACCTGTGGCGATAAAACCTGCCCGCGGTTCAAGACGCTTTGTGATAGTGATATAACCATCAGCGTCTAGGAAACCAGCGGCGTAAGCCCACACATCTTTGAAAATGACCGTATCATCTCTAATGATACCCCACGATTTACCGATGCGCTCAATGTCATATTCAACACCATGCATCTTGAGAAGCGCACTCAATTTTGAACTTGAAAGATTTCTAGCACCCGTCATGTTAGCGAAAATCTCAGAAGAAGGTAATGGGCCACGCGATTCAAGTATTTGTACCGCCTTTGTTAGATGAATAGCGTCTGTCTTTTTGATATTATCAACTGAATGCAAAGCGTTTTTCCATTCTTTTTTCGCATTCTTTTTGATTTGTTGTGCATCAACCCACATCTGTCTTTGCTCATCATTGAAATCTCCTTCAAGTAGCAACAGTTTGCTAATGGTATCATTAGCCTTCTCCCATTGGACGCACGCTCTTCTTAGCGCGTATTGGCGATTGTTACCATGTTTTCTCAACGCTTGTAAGTCGCGCTCGCTAATACCTAAATTGCGGACAGTGCCTTCGTGCTTACCAATCCATTCGATTGATTGAAGAGTTGCTTCCACCTCTTGCTTCTTCGCGATACGGATAGCATCAATAGCATAATCAATAGCGTCGCGCATGTCCTTATGTTCACGACGAGCCATTCTCAAATCCTTAACTAAGTCACCAGCACCGCGGCCAAACATCGACTGAAACCAACCACCATCGGGGAGAGAACGGTTGAGTTGTTGTTGAACTATTTGCTTTATCTTATCCTCTTCCTTTTTCTCACCATCTTGATTATTTTCGGGTGGAGTAGGATTAGCGTTTGCTTCTCCTTGACCTTGAGCCGCGGGTCTAGGTGCATCACCAAATGAAGGTCCTTGTATGGTGTTTTTCAATATACTGTTCGACAGTATTTCAGAAAAAGAATGTATTTCAACCATCTAACACCATCACCTGTGGTTGTCCGTTTTCAATCCAACACTTCTTACAAAAACCGAAGGGGTATAATTCAAATGTTGTGTAACAACATCCTTTGTAAACCCCTTCTATTTCACTCAACAATTCCACCTCTTCAGTGCTGCACCTTTCGGTGTTAGTTTACCCTTCTTAGAAGTCGGTCCTTTAACACCACTCATCCGCGCACAAAATGATTTGCGTCTTTTGGCTTTTTTACCGCCGGGTTTGAGTTTGCTAGGTTTAGTTGTAACAGGTGGTTTCAGATTCGCGCCTGTCTTACGCTTTGCAGCAGCACGACCTTTAGCGTTTAGACCACCTTTTCGACTGTGCTTGTTAGGATTGTAACCATGAAATGGTTTACTCTTCTTCTTTGCTTTTAGCACAGTAGTTGCTATGTCAAACGGAGAGCAGCACGAACAAAATGTTACTTGTTTCGCGATGTCGTCATCCGTCATCATTGCTAATTCTTCTGCCGTTATTGGCTCATGTTCTATGTATTCGTATTCCATCTTCACCACCGTCGGCTTACCGCCCACTCCTTGTTTTTTACTGCGTTTTCGTTTTGTAGCCGCGCGCTTTTGACCTTCCGACATAGAGCCGGATGTCTTTGGAGTTTTACTTGACACTTTGACAGATGGACGACATTTTGGATAACCCTTTGAAGAAGTCTTGGCTTTGCTTCGCCCACACGGAGGATGTGACCCATCCTTGTTTTTGCGGGAAACATCCACCCACTTCTCCTTGAACCAACGGTTCAGATTCTTTTCCACCATCAATTACCAGCCCATGCATCACAAGTATAATCTTCGTGGCAATTGAAATCATACCACTTACAATAACCCGTCTTTGGGTCATCTGTCGCAGAATCATCCCACGCTTTACAGTTACCACACTTCTTTGAGCCTGTGGCTTTTCTGTAATTAGGTGCGTCCTTCTTGGCTTTCATCAAAGCCCACGCATCTTCAAGAACTTTCATTTCTTCTCCGGCGCGAAGGTCGGGGTGACCCGGACCATACGCGTAACTAGGAGGCATCTCATCTTTGTACCCTAATCGTTGAACAATATTATCCTGTCTAACATTCGGAGTGATTTCAACATAAGGTTGATTCCTTTCATCATTGCGCATATTCTCATCTAAAAATTGCACACCTTCTAATGGGTCAACTATTCTTGATTTGGTTTTAGTTGGATAAACTTTACCCACTTCTTTAATCCGCGCAGGTACAAAGTCACCATTCCTACCCATAGGTCTATCAGTACGCGACTGCATTACATCCGGTGTATTGGCGATACAATCTTCTTGCGTACATCCCTCTGCGCCATCCCATCTATGCAATATTTGACCCTCATCACAATACGGGCAGTTGTTACCTACATCCGCCATAGTTCTCGTAAACTCGTCGGTATGTGGCTTGATAGGATTACCATGCATATCATACGCAATGGGGACATTATGAGCCGGGTGGTGTTCATCTTCAATGATATTCTTGATTATATCCCACGCTTTTTTGAAAGGATTCACTTCTTCTTGCCTCCCTTCTTCTTTTTACCACGGAACTTGCCGCGACAGTATTGAACAGCCCAACCATTTGCATACGCGCTTGGATAAACTTTGAACTTACGCTTCGCTGCTGCTTTACCAGCCGGACATAACTTCTTCTCAAGATAACCAAAAGCCGCTTCAGTACCTACACAAAACTCACAATTACAATCAGTCATTTCAACCACCCCTACAAAGAGGACAAGGGTCACCCTCTATCATTCCTTTGCCTTTACACGCGGGACAACTTTCATCACCTTGTGTAACATTCAAACCAAACTTACCCAAAAAATCATACATATCTGTATTTTCTTGGGGTGTTAATTCTTGACTGTAATCTGTGTTAGCATCTATGCAATGGTGGTTCTGTAAAGCATTTTCACCATAAAACATGCGTTTACATTTAGGGCATTGAACTTCGCGCCCCTCTTTTAGAACAACCCACCAATCGCTCAATCTAACAACCCCGCCATAACTTCGTCTAAGTCCACAATGCGCTCGCGGAACTCGGTAGTAGCCCAATGTGCTAACGCTAACGCGATAGCAAAGTCATCGTGTCGCCCAATGCTATCAAGGCGACCCTTCTTACTCATACCGAACATAAGCAATTCTCGCTCAAGTTCAGACATGAGCGTGCGTGAACGGTCATCTCCCCACGGCAAACGAATCTGCTCTTTCTCAAAGCGTAACACCAAACCCATGAGAAGCGACTCACGGCGTTGGCGTGTGGAAATGAATGTCTTGATAGGAAGGTCAGTATCAGCGCGTAATTCAGTCGCGAAAACACGCTGGAAGTTGTTAGCCTCAAGTTCAATTACATCGGGATTGAACTTTGCATTCAAACGCTGAATCTCCATGATTTGTGTGCGGAAGTCCATATTCTTACGGCGCACAGCATGAACTAATTCAAGCAATTCGGGGTTAGTGGATGGGCGACGAAGCACTACCATAACTGTGTAGTCTGCTGCGCGGTCACTCGAAATAGCAGGGTCCCAACCGATGAAGTATTGGTCGTCGGGGTCACCAACTTCACGCTCAATAATTTTGAGTGTACTATCTTTCGCGGCTTGTAGGATAGTTGAAGGGAATAGACTTGATACATCGTCCATTGGTTCACACAGATATTCGCGAGCAAACGCAATCGCTGGCATATCTGCCCTGCGCGCATCCAATGATTCTAGGTCCCATCGCTCCGGCCATAGTGCTACACCTTGAGCGTTTATCGCGGGATATGTTTCAACAAGATAACCGTCACGACTTTCTAGTTCAGTGTAAAGGTCAGTAGGTGTAAACGGTGTACCAACTATCATCAGTTTAGATGTGTGGTGAAGTGTCGGTACGAGAACTTCGTAAAACCACGATGCAACGCGAGCAAGTTCTGTATCGGTAGTACCCCACAGAATGTCGTCGCAAAGAATCAAATCGGGGTGAATACCACGAATAGCACCACCCACTGATTTCGCGCTAATGTTAGAACCATTAGAAAAACCGAAGAATGTTTTAGACCAACTATCCGGCTTCTTCATTTTAGCAAGGAATGGCACACCGTCGATTAAATCATTCAGTGTTCGCATGTGGTGTATAGACTGATGCAGACTGTGTGAAATCAATACTGCTTTGGTCTTTGGATTGAATGCAGTTTTCCATAGCATATAGCCGAGAAACAGCGTTGACTTACCGTGGTCACGCGCTGCTTTTACACAATATCGCTTGCGTTTCTCAAGATTGTTATACCATCTTTCGTGGTGGTGTGATAATTGAAACCCAAGAATCTCTTCAAAGAAGAACTTGAAGTCACGCTTCGCTACTTCAAAGTCGATTTCTTCGATTGCTTCAAGGGATAATTGCTGCACACAATCACCTTATGTTCAACCCTTTCAATAGCGAATCCCAACTCGCGTGGTGCTTATCTTCGGACAACTCCATCAATCCAGCACCAACAGGGTCTTCATCGTCATCGTCATCGGGCTTAGACTCAAATGATATTGGTGATTTGTTAGCCGCCTCTTCGACAACCTCTTGCGCTTGTGGATTGCCCGCATCCGCTGCTTGTACTACTTGTACGGCTTGTGTTGGCGATATACCGTGATATTCCGCAATCGCGTTTGCTAACTTCGACCTATAACCTGCTTTACCTGTTGCTGCTACAATTTCTTCGTAACTCGCGGGTTTGTTATCGAACATACCTCGCGCTATTTCTGCGGCTTTCCTACGCGAACCACCGGATTTGTAACCTGCTAATCCAGCCATTTCATCACCAAAAGCGATAGCAGGGTCATCCATCTCCGGCTCAGTAACTTCGGCTACATCCGGTTCAACAGGTGTAGGTGGCCCTGCTTGAGTTTCCGGCGGTGCTTCTTCTTCGGGTTTGGATGTGAATGTCACGCTGCTTGGTGCTTCTTCGGCTTCGGGTGGTGTTGCATCAGCATCGAGCATAGGGTCAGAGACACCTGCTAGTGGTTCATCAATATCAATTCCTTCCACTGATACATCAACTCCGGGGTCCATCCTATCCCTAAGCGCGCCGCGGAATCCTCTGCGATTGGCTTGTTGTGTACCAATATCAGAAATCTCACTTCGCAAAGCATCATCAACAGTCATCGTTTGACCCGCCTTCTCATGACCTTCGGGGTATTTAGGTAAACCATCGGGGAAGTATCTTTGCATCATACCTCTATCGTAATTCTTCATTTGTTGGTCGTAACCTTCAGAGCCGGGAACCATCCTGTTGCTGTAATCTTGTCGTCTGCTAGCACCGCTTTCTAATAACTCTCTTCTAGCGCGCCCTTCTCTCAAATCTCTTCTCTCGCCCATGTAATCTTTGAACGCACCCGGTGCTGCCTTGATGCCTTGCATGAAGCGACCCATTCTATCTTTGACACCGGGGAACTTCCGCGCTAAATAACCACCAGCAGCCTTACCAGCGTCAACAACACCTCGACCAAACTTGCCATATGCTTCGCGACCTCCTTGAGTCATACCCAAAGCAGAACCTAATCCATACGCGCCACCAGCAGCCAAACCAAGCCCTATGTTACCAACATCTTTGAGTCCTTGCCCTAGTGCCGCGCCTTTTTGACCTGTTTGTGCTAAGTCGCGAATCCTCGGTCTTTCACCTGCTTGTTGTGCATTATACAATCTTCGGTCTGCTTCCGCAACTCTTTGCGCAGCAAGTAATTCTCGCGCTTGTTTTCTGTTTTGCGCCGCAACAGTATAATTATGACCGTCAACGGGGTTCATTTGCATTTGAACAGCGGGTCTGTAAGTATCGGGTACTCCAAAAAAGCCCGGTGCGGCATTAGCAGGAACACCCGGAACATTCTTACGGATAATGTCGGGATGGGAGTTTTCGCGTTCCGCGACAGCCTTGATAAGCGGTTCCCAAGTGTCATCATTAGTATCTAACATAACATAATTGAAATCTTTCAGTGTGCCACCTTTCGCGAAGATAAACTCCATAGTACCCATGTCAACACCGTGTTGCATCATACTACTATTCCATTCTAATTCCCACATTTCAACCATAAATGATGCCCCCGCAAGACCTCTTGATAGCGCGAACCACATCATGTGTAGTGTTAAAGGATTTCGCTATAATAGCCCAATCTCCTACACTCATCGCGATAGCGCGCACATCAATACTCGACATGCCTACTTCTTGACTTAATTTTTGCATATCGTAAGAATCGTTTGGGTCGAACTTTGTAATCAAAGAACCACCCGCGTCGTGCAACTGCACGCGTTCCATTATGGTCGCGATAACACCCATCGGGTCATCATCTGAATATCTGAAATCAAAGTCACCGGGAGAAAAACCGAGATTAGGGTCGTAACTAAATGAAGGCTGCTCATACGCACCCTGCACATTAGCACTACCGCCTAGAGGCCCTAGTGGGTCTTGTGCTAACGGTTCTTGAGTTGAAACTGTTGGTGGTAAGTCACTCATTGGGTCTTCCGCGACAGGCTTTGGTTTCTGTGACATATCAGTCGTGCTACCACCGCTAAGATAATCGGGGAATGATTGATGTAAGTGGTCTGTCTCTTCGCTATAATTGTCGTGCATGAAGTGTCTTTGGTCCACGCTACCTAGCGCGTCTAAGTCAATCTGCTTACCACCACTTGTTAACGCGACATCTTTCCATCCACTAACAACACTCTTTGGTGCAGTCGGGAACATTGACATAGCGTTCATATCTATACCTAATGTTTCAGCAGTTTTCAACATAGCCAAGATTTCAATAGTAGCATTAGTTCTCCCGTTATCATCATCACCTACATCTGAAGCGACATGGCTTTTGTGGTCTAAATAGATGTCATTCACTTCGGGGTTTTCTATCTGTAACGCGGCTCTCATGTTTTTCATGACTTTTCGCAAACCCGATGCCCTACCGTCTTTACCGCTACCGAATAGTAATTGATTAACAGGTGCGCGAGCCATCGCTCTCGCGGTTGGTTGGTCGTAACCTCTCTCCATTAGTTGATTCATAATTCTTGTTGACATGTTTCCCGATGATGAAGGTACGAAGAAGTCATTTGGTAAAACTGAAACAATATCCATAGGCGTTATCTTGCCATACGCAGCACTTTCTCCGTGTAATCTTTTTGAATCACGCGTCATTTTAGTGCGACCCGGTTGTGTAGGGTCTTTCTCATTTGAAGTAACTCTGTAAGTTAACCCGTCAGTAATTTGACCGGGTTCAATTACATTCTGTTTCGCGCCTATTGAAGTTTGCACATTTCTTTTCTTGAACACTTCTCTGAGTTCCTTATCAGCGTGAAGCGCGGCTGATTCAAGGTGTTGACCTAATGTTGGATGTGCTTCATTTCGCGCATGGTTGTTAATCAACTTACCATCATTAGTTCTCACGGTTCTTTCTGATGTAGGCACGCGACGACCTTGATGACCGCCATAGTGATTGTTTTTGTATTCAGAATGTAAACTACCATCTCTGCCGAAAGGGAGTGGTAAAATATTGAAATCATCCCCCGAACTTCTTTTTGTCGCGTTGAACATCATTGTTGCTTCGTTAAAAAAATCTCTTGCTAATCTTTGCGCGCTACCTTCACTAGCAGGGTATCTTTGCGCACCGCTTTCGTCTTTGTAACCATTCTTCATCATATCAGAAGCGACTATGTTAGCAGCGATTTCCATAGGCCATTTATTCAACACTCTTTCGCTCAAATTATCAAACAGTTCACCTGTTAAACTGTTGATGTGGAAATGACTGTGCTTGGTGTGGTCTGAATGTCGCGGTGGAAATGACATGGCGTGGTGCTTACCCGGCGGACCATACTTACCCTCGACATCGTGATACCAAACACCCTTACCCTTGAGAATTATATCGCTCAATCTAACCCCATCCTTCTCATATTTTCAAGGAACTCTTCGTCATCTTCAAGATTGTATTCCGGCTCTTTCGGCATTATTTGACTCAGTTCATCATACTTAGAATATGGATTACGAGCGTCACCTAAGAAGCGTATATCTTTAATTCCGTCTTCACTCCACGGATTATCATTTTTGTTACCCGGACTCGGCCTTCTTTCTCTTTGATAAGTAACTCTCGCCACATTATCTTTGAATTGCGGAGTGTCGTAACCTTCTCTCGCTACGACTTGCACCTTATCTTTGTATTTGTGCGCGGGTTTACCTGTCTGTTCACCAATCGTTTGCGCCAACTCATCAGAATGTCGCGCTAATGTCGCAAGTCTTTTCTCGCTGTATGATGGTTCCTCATCATCGTAAAATGTATCGGCTATTCTCCGCAACTCTTCCCTTCTTTTAGGCGCGCCACGCGCTTTTAACAAAACCCACCAATCCTGTTTCAACCTATACCACCTCGTCTTACATACAAGTCATAAGGATGTGCGCCCCATCGTGTAGCATCATCATCGGGGTCCACATCAGTAGCCCCTGTTGGATTAGATGAAAGGCCACCCGATGAGTTAGGTGACGATTTCTCATCAGCACCCTGCATCGACTTATCCTCTTTACGCATCAATCGACGCAATAGATGGTTGAGTTGGTCTATCAATTGACGATATTCTATCTTATCGCGTTGGTTCAACTTGCCCTTTCTGATAAACTCTTCAGACGCAAGAATTGAATCGCTTGAGCCGATACCACCAGCGGCCATAGCAGAAGCACGACCACCAGCAAGGGATATGTCCTTCGCGGCTTCAGCACCACCCGGTGTTGCCGCAGTTCTTGGTTGCCTAGTAGCCTTTTTATGTGGCTTAGAATCTCTTGACCCTCTAACCGCGCGTGGTATTCTTGCAGTAGGGGTGACTGTTGGGATAGGCGGTGTTACATCCTGTGTTGGCTGATTCTGCCTTTGTTGCTGCCTCATCGCTTCTGCTTCACGCTCTCTAGGATTCTCATAGGAGGCTTTTGCCCTAGAACGCCCTGTTGAAGTGGTGAGTCTTACAGGCGCGGTTCTTTGCCTGTAAGTGTAACCTCCACCGAATGAAGCATAAGGTGCGCGAGCCGCAGACATAGTAGCAGCAATTCCGGGTTGGCGTACATTCCCCGCTTTCAGTGGCACACCGCTACCCTTCTTCCTTCTTCTCCTTTTGATGGACTCGACTCTAACATTCTTTTTCGCTTTACGCTTCTTCCCTGTTTTTGCTCTTTCGCGCGCTCTTACAGTTTCAATAGTAGTGGTTTTCTGTGGTTTGTCTGTATCATATTTCGGCTCATTCTTCTTTTTGCGAATCATCTCAAACGCATCGTCAATGTAATCTGTTGTTGACAAAAGAATGTTAGAACCTAATCCGCTAGCATTTGGATTACCACCTGCGTTAGCCTCGTTTTGACCGACCTGTCCTGTCATTTGAGCAAGTTCAGCCTGTTGTTTCACTTGACTATCTTCCTCATCTTCGGGGTTTTTCTGAGGGATTTTGATTTTCATGTGTTGAATACCATGCAATTTTTTAGCACGCTTTTCCTGTTCTTCGCGCTTCTTAGCCTCATGCTTGGCACGCTCTTCTGAATCTTCGCGACCAACGCTAGAATCGTCTTCCAACTCTTCAGCACTTTGTCGAGGATTGAATCGCAGTCCAGCGGTGCTACCTTCGGGACCACCAACCATCAAGCATCATCTCCTATCAGTTTACCGCGTAGTCTAGCCCAAACTTCGGGTGACTCCTTCGCTAATTCGACTTTGAGGATGTTTATTGTCTGTGCGGTCATGTTCTCATTAGTAGTTCCAGCAGCACGCTCTTGGACGCGCATAATGTCTTTTACCGTTTCACGCACTTCTTTGTGTAGCGATACAATGTTACGCACATACTGAGGGTCATTACGGTCAGCATCGTCAAGGAAATGACCTAATTCACCATTGATTCGCGATAAATTATTCCGCAAGGCATCCATCTCTTGACCTGCTTCAACAATAATTAGGTCCGCTGCACCCTTTTGCACGATAGGTTTGAGATGATGTCTAATATGATGATACACCGTGGATTCCGGTATCTGCAAATCTTCTGCTATCTGTTGGCTAGTCATACCACCATTGAAATACGCCATCTCAAGTGATTCGCGTTTAGGTGAAGTGCAAAAGGCGCAATCACTGTTACTCGACATGTGATACTCGCCCATGTGGTTCCTAAAGTGTCTATCAGCAGTTCCTTCGCGCCAATTTCGTTGTTTATCCAATTCCTTAGCAGACATAATACCTGCTTTCATCAATTCTTCAACGCTATCGCGGTCGGGGTCTTGACAGAACTTACAGGATGCCCTAGTTATACGCTCCGCCATAGCAAAGACCATGTAGTGGTGGCAAAAGAACCTTTTCCATGCGAAAACGCTTACAGCGCGCACCAAAAGTGGGCGGAGTTCCTATGTCAATAGGGACTGCGAAGAGTCTTTCGCGCGCCGCTGCTGATTTGATTACTAATCAACGCGCTGATATGAAAGAGAGGCAGCGGAGGCTATGGATTTGCCAAAGTTGCCCCGAAAGACAACACAAAAGGTGTGGATTATGCGGTTGCTTTTTGAAAACCAAGAGTATGCTCAAAAATAGCGAATGTCCTATCGGTAAATGGAAATTACCCTTGACTAGCGAGTCTGCGATAGACGATGCCGGTAGCAGTAAAACAAACGAATAGTGAGCCTATAATCCAACTAAGCGTAGTGGAGTTCATATCCGGCCCCGAAAACACTAAGATAAGGAAACAACCTACTGTCAATGAGATTAATTGCACCATTATCATGTCAACTATCACTGATTTGCGCAAATTAGTCATATCACTAACTGCTGAATAGAAAGAAGTCATATCCATATCATCGTCCTCCTGTCATAACCGAGCGAAGGAATGAACCTGCGCCTTGACCTACACTTTGCATCATACCGGGGTCAGCCATCGCGTCGTTCAACATGTTCTGCATCACACTTTGGTTTGCAACTTGTACCATTTGTTGAAATTGCATAGTTTTCTGCTGAACATTGTTTGATGACGCGTTAAGAATCTGAGTTTGCGCCATCGTGACGCTATCAGCGGTCGGCATACCCTGCACCGCGCTAAAATCGAACTTATACCCATCACCATCTTCGACTAGACGCGCATTAGCAAGCATTGTGTTTACAGATACCGCGACAAGACTGCTCAAAAGTGAGATGAGCATGTTCATATTAGCACCATTATTCTCAGATAACCACTTATCAATCATAGGATTTGATGTAATCATAGCAGAAAGAATCTCCATTTCGGTAGGCGGTGCTTGATATTGGAATCCATACTGTTGTTGACCCCATTGTTGCCCTTGCGCTGGTACTTGTTGTTGACCATTGCTCAAACCAAGATTTAACGCGCCGTTTTGTTGTGGTTGTTGCTGATTATTACTGTTAAAAGGCCACACCATGTTACCACCTCACGCGCTTCCCTCATTTTGTTGTTGTGGTAAAGGCATAGGTTCAACTTTTTGCTGCATTTCGTTAATTGCGAGAGCATCAAATAGCAATCTGCCGTTATTACCTGCATGGAATTGACGCATATCAAAAACAACTACCACTAAGTCGTTCATACCCGTTGCGACATTCGTCATATGAGTGATTGGAATATTATCTTGCTTGAGCATTTGGAAAAATGGCTCATATTTCGCTAATATTGGTGGAGTGTTGTCTTTTTTCTTAATTGAGTTGACAGGAACCGCAACTAGCGAAACTCCTTTTCTCAATTTCGCTTTCAGCGTTCCTGTTTCCGCTTCTTCTTCCGCTTCTTCTTCTTTTTCCCATTTTGTGAGCAAATGATACAAATGTAAGTGTTCGGGGCAGTAAGTGCCGCGCATTTTACGCCCACTTGTGACATTTTCGCGTGCTACAAAGGCTTCAACTTCTCCGGTAACAGGATTTTTGAAATATATGTCCCATAATGACTGTCCTGTTTCCTCATCAATGATTTGGTCGTAAATATTACCCGCTACGCGGATAAGATTCTCAATATCGGCTCCATCAATAACACATCTCATAGTATTCGTGTTATATCTGTATTTGCCACCAAATAACCACCTGCGAGGCGAAAAAATAGACCTTTTTGTCGGTTTCAGCAACTTATATGCCTGTTTTATGTCCTTTTTACGCGCTTTTTTGGGGTTTGGGTGCTTAGAAGGGTAAAAATTGACCTGTGGAACCTGTATATGTTGACTCGCATTGGTCATAGCAGCCTGTGCAGATGCCTGTTGTTGCATCTGTGCAAGGCTCATTTGTGTCTGTGCGGCAAGGTGTAATAGGTCATTTTGGGGTGTTTTTCCAAGCATTTCATCACCAACTTAGCATTTCAATCATAGTTTTTTCGACATTCCAGCCGATTTTGGTCGCCATCATGCTAACGCGACACGGAATACCCGCTTTTTGTAGCCTTCGCATGGCTGGACGGTGTGCATCAAACACTTTATGTTCACGCAAACGGTTAGATTGCCACAATATGTTAGCGTTTTCGTCCCACCATTCGTCCGCTTTGTTCGCTACAAGCCATATTTGCTTAGGCGAGTATCGTTTACCCTTCAATCTTGACTTCAAAGAGCGATATTTCCACCTTTTATTGATTAAAGCATCAACAAGATACTCAAAACCGCCTACCGCGTCGATAATTTGCGCTCCATTTCCCCTCAAAACACGCGTATCTGTCATAAAAATGACAATTTCAACCTGTCTATCGACCATATCGTCAATCCATAGGTTCCAAAAGCGTTGTTGACCGCCAATATCAGCAGAATGCACCACTCTTTTCTCTCCTTGCCACCTCAATCTCTTTCTCGTAGCCTTTGGTAGCACATATCCACCGCCGATTAGCCTTTTTGGGTGCATAGTGCGCTCTTCTATGTCATCCATTTCGCCCGGAGTGCGCATAAATTGGTCTAATGTGGTTTTTCCGACTTGTGTTGGACCATAAACGCCGATTCTGCGCGGTTTGATGAAGTTGTAAAGTTCACGACCATACACAACTGCACCCATAAGCGCACTACCGGCGAATGTACCGACCAATTAACCCACCCATCCGCGTATTTTGTTGTAAAACCACTCAACAGTGTTCTCCCAAAGGCTAACATCTGTCTGTAATTCAAGATATGAAACCGTTAAAGCAGTTACAACACCTGTCACGACACAAAATATCAATGCTCTTCCGCGCTCATAGTAAGTATCTAAGGTGTTTTGTGTGTGTAATGCGCGTAATGTTGCTTCGGTAGCGTCATCGCTTGGGGTTTTGAATAACCAACCCATCAAATCACTCCTTTTTGGTCTTCTTGTAAGTGCCATCGGGGTTTCTCTCTCTGCCACCTGCACCTAAATTGAGTGACTTTTTGGAGTCTGCTTTGTGTTGCGGTATTTCATCACTATCATTCATCCCCATTAGCCCTAGATATTGTTGAACTTCGGGGTCTTTTTCTAATTCTTCCATCTGTTTAGCGAAAGCAACCTCTTGTTTTTTGATTTCCATTTCCATTTGAGCCTGTGCGAAACGCATTTGTTGGTTTTGCATCTGCCGCGTCATGTTTTTCTGCATATTAGATATGACAGCGCGTTGGTCCATACCGTCTTGCGCTAACATTTTGTAAATGAAATACGACATACCTTGTAATGTAAACGCGCCCATTGTGTATGTTATCGCGTTTGTGTAAGTATCTGCTGACTTGAGCCATAGACCAGCATCAAATACCGCAATCGCGCATCCTACGAGTACGCTTACGAATGATATTAGTCCTAAAATCCTCAATTCATCTGTGTTGTTTTGTGACCTGTTGCCTTGCATCGCAAGGGACCTCCTTGATATTCGTGTTCGCGATTGGTAAATAACGATTGCTCAGAATCATTCACCTCATTCTCGATATTCTCGTATTATTATCATAATAATATATATTATTCTAATTATCATAATAAAATGATATTATCGAGAATCACTCTATGGTTTCCCTAGATGCCTGTTGTGCTTGTTCTGCCTGTTGTTGGTTCAACGCGGCTGTTCTTTGCATCTCCGCTTGTTGCGCCGCTGCACTTCTTAATGCTTCCATATCCGCCGCCGTACCTCGTATCGGTGCATTGTAATCATGCATCGCTTTTTGTGCGAAGTCGAAGTTCAAGGACTCGTCATAGTTAGACGGTGTTAGTGCCAAATCGGGGTGATGCATAAGCAAAAGCATTTGAGATTCGTCTAACTTATTCATTATCGGAAGCGACAAATCTCCTTCTTTGTATAGCCTTTTTAGTTCTGAGAAATCCATACCGTCTTCGTTTTCGTCACCATGTAATATGTCTTCACGCGCTTCTCTTCGCATCCAATTAGGGTAGTTTTCGTACATAAGATTCTTTTTCAGCAAGTCAAACTTCTTTTTCTCTTCACCTGTAAACTCCGTTTCTCTGCTTTGCATAATATGCGGAGTTACTTCATCAACACCACCACCAATGTTCAACGGTTTCATTTTCCCATCTGAACCTATTCCTACAATTGGTAAAGTGTCGCGTCCATTGCTATCTATAATAGGCACTACATTCGCGCCAGCCAACACTTCATTCTTGAAATCTTGAGGGTCAAGGACTAATTTGCCTATTGTAATCTTACCTTTCATATTCAACTTCTTATCCATGTCTTCCTCATCTGTGAATCTTGCCCCATTTTTTGGTCCAGCGAGCATAGCGGCTTCATCATAGAATTGCGGTTGTGTATTATCATCCATTGTCAATTGCGCGAAATTGGCAACAGTTACATTTTCGTTTAAGTTAGGATAATCCAACTTATTCAGTTTCCCTTCAATAAATTGCTTCAGTGCCATGCGTTTGACATATTCCCTCCACAACGGTCTGATTTGCTCATTTATCGCGGAATCATGTTCTGAACCTATACCGCGTTTTTGGTTCTGTGCGTTGCGCATAAACAAGTATGTGTCCTTCAATTTGGATTTGCTGACACCTTTCTCCTTCAACATTGACAAAAACTCATCATTCCAAGTAGCGGTCATACCTGTTTCGGTAGGTTCTATCGCGTTACCACCAAACTCTTCCATCAACGCGTTAAGTTTCTTGCTTTGTATGTTGGTAGTGTTTATGCGTTTCATTGGTCTTTGTGTACCCGTTGCTTTATCAGTAAACTTAGGGTCGTTGATGACTTCCATAATTGCGTCCATTTCGTGCTGTTTGAACTTATCATCTTGCTGCATTCTATACAAAAGGTTTGTAGCATCATCATCGCCTCTGTAATGCATTACCATATCAGCATATGTTGGCTCTTTAGGTCGCCTATGTGGTGTCGCAGGGTCAAATAGACCTTCGTAGTATTCATTAGTTGTCATGAATCTGCCATGCGCGAATATCTTAGGCTCAAACTGTGATGCCTTCTTTTGAATTGGTAACTCTTTACCAGCCACATAATCTGATGGACTGAAACCGAATTGACCTTCATCACCCATTGGGAGTGGCATTCTTTTTGATTTTTCAGTCGCGAAATATCTTTCTGCCAATTCTTGTAGTTTAGTCAAAGGTTCCACGATAGGGTGGTCTTCATCACCATGCGCGTGTTTCCTGTGCGGGTGATTCAAGATTTCGTTAACCAAGCCATCAATCATAGCAATATCATCATTGCTCGTAGCACTTAGTTTTGCATATTTTGATAATGTCGCGACCCTATCTTCTAAGATTCTATTGATATGCGCGTCCATGAATGCAGTATGAACTTTACCTTGCATAGTGCCGGAATAAGCCCCATACCCCGAACCTGTCGGTGCTTTGTAAGGAGGGCGTTCTTCTCGGACTTCTAAATCTCTAAGAGTCTGCCCTACATCTCCACCACCAGCCAAAACTTCGGCAAGTGTTGCGCGTTCCTGTTGCTGCGGCGTTTCCGGCTCATCATCTGCGGATTCAAACACCGGACTTAACGAAAGTGGTTCGCGTGTTTTCTCTTTCTTACGCGCTTCTGCTAAATCTCTCTTGCTGGTGTATAAGCCTGTTTTCAACCAATTCTCATACTGTTCGTGAGGCATAGAAGCAGGTCTGAAAGACTGAATAACTTCTTTCAGATAATCGGGTATCTCTGTTCCTCCCGTCCTGTAATCCGCGAGCATAGCGAATAGTTGATTCATAGCATCTTGCTTTGCGCTATGTGTGTGATGATTATGCAACTTACCTGTTATGAAATTACCATCTTGGTCGATGTAACCATTGTGAATCATATCGTTATCTTCCGGGTCGCGAGTTCCACTACTGAAACAATGAGAACACAAACCGTTTGATATTTTACCGCCTATCACATTAGGGTCATCGTGTTCACAATCGGGACAAGCAATTTGCTCATGGTCGTCTGCTCCCATAGGATGTTCTTCATCAGAATACATAGGGTGTGATTCCCACGAACCGTGGTCGCGTGGTCGCATGTTATCAGCGATGTATTTGTTCATCTTAGGTGAGTTTGAATCTTCACCCGACATACCACTAACGCGACTCTTCACCCAAGAGGCTGCTTCGCCTCTATTGATATGACCGTGACCGTGACAAGTACCACATAGTGTCGGTGCGTTATCGGGCCAATTAGAAATCAAATCCGCGCTAATATTGCCTTTCTCTATTTCCTCTTCTGCCCCTCTAGTGAAATGTGAGTTTTGGTGTCTTCTGCGCATTTCTGCTTCATTCAACATACCCATCTCGTCTTCTCCACTTTCATGATGAGAGTGGTCCGCTGAAGAATGGTTTATCATAGCGTCGGGGTCTAATCCTAACATCTCTGCTACTTCTTCGTCTAGCATACCAACATCCGCATCTTTCATTATTTTCTCAATTGTTTTTTGGTCTTCGACGGACAGGCTTTCATGCCCTTTCAATCTTCTGAGCGCGCGTAGTTGATTCATGTCGTTTGGTCTTGGTAATGCCTTGTTGTTAGTAAAGTGCCTAACACCCGTTCCAGCCATTTCACCCACTTTACCTAACTTGTAATTGCTGAGTTGGTGTTGATAATCTCGCGTTACTTTTCCAAACTCATCACCTTGTAAGATGGTATCATCACCTTCGGGGTACACTTGCAATATTAATTCGGATAGTCTCTTCTTCATGTATCTGTCAAAATACTCTTTCCTTTGTTCGGGCTTCCACCGCTTGTAACCTTCTAACTTCTTAGTTTCCTTCTGCAAATCTCGCATCGCATTAACTATGTAACCACCAGCACCCATAAATGCGCCTAGCGCGTAATCGTCATATCTCTTGATTGAATCCATGTCAGAACGGCTAGCATCATTGAACCGCTTTGTATTGTCTTTGATGCGCTTTTCTATCTTTTTTCTCTCTTTGAGCATAGGGCCATACTTCGCTTTCAGTTCTTCTCTTCTCTTCTTCAATATCTCTTTTTGAACAGGTGATGAGTATTCACCGGGGTATGTTCTTTCGACCCCATCTTCCATAACTTTCTGCGGTTTGGTCTTTGCTTCATCTGCTTCTAATTGCGCTAGCAGCCCTTGATAAAGCGCGAATGCTTGCTCAGTTTGCTGCAAATCATCCTGTGCGCGCTTGAGATTCTTTTCAGCCCTCTTCCTGTTTCTGTTAGGTAATTTAACAATTCTGTCTATCATGGCTCTTCTGCCACTTTCGCTTCTGAGCGCAGACAAAGCAACCTTTCTCATATTACCCTTCTCGTCAGCAATCTTCCCATCAGATAACTCTTGTAACAAATCCATAGCGTTAAGCATCGCTTCATATCTTATCGCGTTGATAGTCATAAGACGCGCGTTTTCATAATGCGCATCGTAAGCATCCTCAGAAGGTAACAAAAACGATGAAGCGATTAATTCATTGTTACTGTAACCAGCAGGGCCACTCGCTATACTGTAATCGTGTTCCTTGAATAACCCAAACTTGTTGTAAATGTTCTGCGCTCTTGGGTTACCTGTTACAACTGCCTCTTTGATTTTCCTAAGAAGTCTTCTTTTGGTTCTATCAGCCCAACGGCTTTTTTCACCCCTCTTCTCTGCCGCTGCTTCTTTTTCCATCATCTCGCTATATGAAAAACCACCATCGGGGAATATGAAATCAGCAATGTTGGCTATTGACGGTTGTGTGCTAGTGTTACCCATCAAAAATAAGTCTTTGATTTGATTTGATTCTCTATCTTTGTATTTGGTTAGAATCGGCACTTGCATCATTTTGCGCGTATAAGGGGTCTTACTCCTACCATCAAAGAATCCGGGTGACTCTTCTCTAGCGGTTTCTGCGTCACTTGTCATGAAGCGTGAATGATTACATCCATGACATTCTTCGGGGTCGTGTATTAAGTGGTTGTTACTTTCGATGAACTCCTTCGGTAAGTCTATCTTCTCCGGCGCGAATATCTCACCCCTAGAGCGAAACTCCGCATCATCCTTGACAGGACCCATAGCGTGCCTCATTGCAGTTCGATGTTTAGCGAAACGCTTGTTTTGCTCATCAACTTTCATGTGGTACTCATTGTTTTTCGCTTCTGCTCTCCCTCTTTTTTCTAAGAAGCCTAATAGTTTACTTGTTGCGAACTCAGAAAGATTACCTTCGCGAACTCCACCTTGAACTCTGCTATGCAGATATTGCAAAGCATTAGAATAACCTTGCTCACTCATATCTTCACCGGCATACCTAAGCGCGGCTTCCATGAAATTGCTAGGGGAAATACCCAATTCTTTGAAACGCTTCAATCGTGTATTCATTTGACGCGCGTACTCTGCCAAGACCTCGTTTGCGTTTTGACCGAGTAATCTCGTCAACTCTTTGTATTTGTTCATCTGCTCTTCTGTCAGATTAGCGCGTGAACCATCTCCTTCGTAGTATTCCATAATGTTCATGAAATCGTCCGAAGATAGATTCAATTCTTTGAACTTGTTAAGACCAGCCCGTCTATCTTCCACCGTTTCATTACCACTGTAATTTTTGATTACAAGGTTTTTAATTGTGTGATTTAACCTACCCATACCTATTAGATTATCAACGAAGCCGTTAGTTTCCTTCGCTATTTCCTCCGCGCTTTTACCATAGAAAGGGTGACCTTTACCGAAGTCTTTACCTTCGATACCATCCATTATCTTATCCGGGTCAAACGCGGATATAGAATCGCCATATAACTTTCTCATTTGATATTCGTTATCGCTAATTTTACCGCTTGAGTGAAGATATTCTAGGTTAGCAGTTTCACGATTGACTTTGATTTTGCGCGTTCTTTCATTACCTTCTTGGATTATCTTCAGTTCATCTTCGGGAGTCATCAATGCCGATTGAGTGCCTACACCTTCGCGCGCTTCTTTTGAACGCATTTCACGCTCTTCTTTAGTTCCAGCAGCCTGTCCTTCACCTTCGACAACTGCCTTCTTGTCTTCAGCCTCGGTGTCTAAGACCCCACCTTCTCTCATCGCGTTCCTTAGTGAAAAGTGAAAACCTTCATCGGTGTCCATTTGCGCTACCGCATCACGAACTTCGTCGCTCATAGGGTCCTTGCGTCTAATCCAATAACCGGCAATCTCATCGGGTATGTTTGGTGCATCATCTCTAGGGATTACTATACCCAACTCTTCTGCCGCTGCTGCAAGCGAAGGTGACATAGCGTTAGGTGCGCGACCGACATCAATGCTGCCACCAAACTTACCCGCGCGCCCCGATGTTCCGAATGCTTTCTCTCCTGTTAGGGCCACCATGAAGTCATTGAACTTATCTTGGATTTTATCGAATGCTTGCGGTATAGTGAGTTTTTCATTATTAGCAAACCTTTCGATATAGTCTTTGTATATCTTGATTGTCGGAGTAGTGGGTCTATTGAACCTCATCCTAGAAGCCGCTAGTGTGCCTTCACCCGTAGGTTCGATAGAAGTCTCATCGAATAAATCACCATACATTCGCCGCGCTTCTTGCAACCTCTGAGTATCATACTTGGGTGAAGCAGAAACGAATCCTCGGTCATCATATGTTGCTTTGAATCTGCCATCGGCTGAATATTCATCACCCCTTTTTTGCTGCTCTTCACGCGCTTGTTGTAATTCCTGTATGTAAGCAGGGTCAACCAATCTCACCCTACCGCTTGACTTTCGCGGCGCGCGCTTTGGCTTTTCGAGAGTGTCGCTACCGATGGTATGGTATAGAGATTCAGCAATCGGGTGGTTCGCTTTTGAGAGTAGGTTATAGATACCTTTCAATTCAGAACTCTTTATCTCCCTACCTTCTTCAAGAGGGGCCGTAATGAACTTCGATATGTCGGAGCGAATGCCTCTATTGAGTTTCAGTAAATCATTCAGCGGTCCATTCTCTTCTTCATCTTCCGCGATAATATCCTTCAACTTAGGAAACGCTTCTGTTAATCTTTGCATCCAAAGCGCGACAGAAGGCGTGTAAATCGGTGTGTCTAGTAAACTAACTAATTCATCACCTTCTTCTGTCTTTACATTATCGTCTAGTGATTCTCTATCTAACCCCATCGCGTCTGCTAATGCGTAATTGTTCGCGAATAGAATATCGTTGTATAGTTCGTAATAGTCTATCTCGTCCACATCGGCTTCAGCCACATTATACTTGTCAACTAGAAGTTTACCCAAGTGAGCGTTAAGACCATTGAAACCTGCCATTATCCTTTCATCATTGCGTTTAGGCTTCTTAGATTGCTCTTCATCAGCCTTCACGATGCGGACATATGATACGCTCATCGTATGCCCGATGACAACTCTGCCCTTCAATATACCGATTTTTTTGGGGGAGATTTTTTTTTGGCCCCATGAAAAAAATATCTGTATTTCGCACGCGGTTAAGCAGGGCAAATTGCCGTCGCGACAACGCGACTCCGGCTAACGCGATTTGCCCGTAGCGTCGCGAAGCATTCGCGATGCGCTCGCTTGGCGCAATATGCCGCGCAGTAAAGCGGTTTTCGCAAGTGGCGCGAAGTGTTTCGCGTGTCGCGGGTTGTTCGTCACCGCGCCGCGCGTTTCCTCCAACCATACGGTTGCCGA